ATAGAAGCCTTCAGTAATAGACTCCACATCACAATCAATGATGTCGTCTTTATTGCTGTCACGATAAGTCTTGACCTTACCGTTCCTCTGGCAGAGCGCGTCATACTTCCCTTGGTGCTTGTCGATCTTCCACACGCCCCGGTACTGACCAGGGACCAAAATGGCGGTGCCGTTCACATTCGTAGGGTTCTCAAGCCAGTAGTTACCGGGCTCCGTCGTACACGCCCATGACTTGTGTACCCACGAATCGTCCTCATCCTTGAAGACACAGTGAATGACATCGTCAAAGCTGTTTGCCTTGTGATCGAGGGACCGCACACCAATGATGTTGACGTTGTAGGCCCCAGACTCGAAGACCTTGTAGCCAAGAGACTCAGCGTAATCAAGAATCTCAGGACGCATGTCAGTTACCGCTGCTGCAGTTTGCGTTGGTAGCTTGGCAGATCTGGGCGATGTTGACAGCTTGGTGCTGCTGATTCTCAAGCATCTTAGAAACAATGTCCTCCATCTTATCCAGACGCTTCTCAACACCTTCAATCTTGACATCGACCACCTCTTGATGAGTCATGCTCGTTGCCTTCTTGCTCTCAAGAACACTCACACGCTTGTCGAGTTCTTCTACATCTTGAGCGGCAGACTCAAGTGATGCGAACGATACACCCGCCGCGAAGATGACAGTTAGTCCGGGAACTGCGAGATCTTTGACATCCATGATACGACCCTCGACTAGTCTGCAATATCAGAACAACTATAAGACCCGAGTAGCTTATCCGTCAACTTGGATGGCTCACATCGTTGCTTATCTGTTTCGCCTGTGCGGATACACAGTGCCCACATGCATTGCAGAGACATGGGATCCCCCCCAACCTCCTTGATGCATGGAGGCGGCAAATCAGTCAGCTTGTCCGCGATTGCTGACTCACGCTTGGCCTCCTCGACAGACACCTGCTGGACCTTGTCTACAAGCTCCTGGTTGCCATCATTCAGCGCCTCAATAGCCTCCGTCTGCGCTTCAAGCGCCTTCACGCCTGCATCAGGCTTCAGGCCCCAGCCAGCGCCAAATCCAACGCCCAAAGCAGCAAGTACAGCTACCGTTGTCAATGTCACAGGTTCCATATTCAACATCCTAAGTCCTACGACGCAATGAGTTTGACGACGACAGCATTTTGAGGCGCAGACTGATCTTGATGAGCAGGGCTAGTAGTGCACCACATACTGAGTCCCGCAGAATACTCCTGGCCATCAGGGAATGTGTAGGTGAACTTCGTCGCCGGAGGTGCCGCCAACTGCCATGTAGGGATTCCAGCAGTTGCATCCCCAGGTGTCGCCGAACTAGCGTCACGAATCTTGACGTAAGCATGCGTCGTCGAATTCGCTGTGTTGTCGATCTCAACCAAAAATATTGTGCCCGAGGAATTTCCTGTGACGTTGTTTTCAGACGACGCATTAGCTGCGAAATCTACAATAAGGTTTCCCGCAAGCGCTGTAATTGTCGATGTCTTCGTAACGGCCATGATTAACTACACACCAAAGTTACATCGACGCTACCTGCGAAGCTGGTGTTGTCGGTAGCAGTGCTGAACTTACTGACGTAAAATTTCAACTCAGTGAAATCGTATCCTTGAGGCATAACGAAAGTTTTAATCGATGACGCTTTACCCTTGAAGGCTATTTGAGTGTCGGTCGTATCTGTCGTATCAATGATGTGTAGACTCACATTATCGGATGAGTTCGCTGAATCAATGATGACGCTCAAGAGTGAACCCGATGAGTTCGTGGGATTAACTTGTGCTGTAGTCGCATCGATGCCAGTGCACTGGATTACTTTGTAATCCACCGCATCCTGGAACCCTGTAGCTGCGAGAGCAATCGCCATTACTCTGATCTACCCAAAGCCTTCATTGCCTTCTCTGCGCTGTCACCGGCAATGTACGCCAAAGCTATATACAGCCATTGCTCTGAAGCAAGAAGACCGCCGGCAAGTAGGCCAGTACCAAGCACCAACACAGCAAGACGACGCCAAGAAATGCGCTTTTGCGAGCAAAAAAGTTGATCGATAAAATCCTTCATGATCATGTGCCTCCAAGGAGTGTGACTTTCATCTTACCTGTACCCGTGGGATCCGATTGAGCGCCCGTACTTGCATCAGTAGATGTGCCGATGAAAGAAAATTTATCGCTTCCAGACAACGCATTAGCCGGCCAACCAGTCGGGAATACGTATTCTACGACTGTGTTGGCGGGTGCGTACAGTCTGAGTTCCGGGGCATCCTGAGTACTGTATGTCGCATTGATTTGACCCTTCAAATAAGTCACGCCATTTACAGCGCTATTATCGAGTCGAAATACGTAAATCTTAGTCGCCAACGTAATCCCAGAAAACACATTGCTTTCTGAAGTGCTATCAGCGTCTACGTCGATAATAAGGGTTTCTGCGAGACGATTTGGGATAGTTCCCGTTGTAACTGCCATCTTGACACCTAAGAAGTAACGAAACGTACGATTGTGTTTCTGTTGTTTGCGTTTTCTGAGTTGGTTGTTGCTGAGTCATCCTCACTAGTAGTCAACCAAGCACTCAACCCAGTATACGGAATTCCTGATGGTAGATTCATCATAAATCTTTGTCCCGATGCGCACATGATTACGGCGTCAGGAGTGCTCGTGCCTACGGTGATCTCTGTCGTAGTGAACTTCAATTTCAAATACTGATGAGCTTGAGCAGACGTCGCATCGACCTCAATAGAGTAAAGAGTGCCACTACCCTGAGTAACATCCACAATCGCCGTCGCGTTCAAGGAAGTGTCCTGGACAATTTTGTACGTCAAAATAGAGCTGGCTACGTCAGCAGTCTTAAGATTAGCGCTCATGATTTCTCCTTGAAGTGATTAGCCGCTTATGCCGCCGCCTGGAATCCACGCACGTCATACGCTCACCCAGGGATCGGGCTGTAAGTCGGGCTGAGATCGGTCATTGTGATCCGATACCATGCTTTAAAAGTCGTGTCTGTGTTTGCGGAGCCGTTTGTCCCGGTGAACGTAGGAGCCAAGAAGATATAGACCGGATCATCGCCTTGCGTGTCCGCGTTGTACTCGAATGTCTGGTTGCCGGAGTTCAGATTCCCAACCAATTCGTTATCCTTGGTCATCATCTGCATGGACACCCTGCGGGTCTGCGGGTTGCCGTCGTCGTCGGTGCCGTCAATCACCGGGCTTATTGAAACGTAGGCACGGTGAAAGTTGGATGCCGCATTGCTGGACGTCGCGCTATCGCCGCCCACAACGCACCCGGCAGAGGGTTCATTCGGATAGTTGTTATTGGCATTGTAGTTGTTGAAATACATGACACATCCGGCCCAAGCTACGTTTGACTCTCCGGTCTCCACCTCTTTGTCAGCCAAGCCAATAACAATCCCACTCTTGTCTGGCGCTGACGTATTAGCTCCTACAGACTCCAACCAAACGAGAATCTCCAAGGTGAAGTTGTCGTCCCACGTGAGGTCACCGTTTGGCCCGCGCAGCTTGGCATAGTACCTATCTGCTCGCATTGCTGAGGCGCTCCACCTAGATTCAGCGTTCGCGTTTTTCGTGATGTCTTGCTGAACGCGCATACCGCTGGCCGATGTCGTCAAGCTCACAAGGTTGGCCTGTGAGCTTTGGCGGAACGTCCAGCCTTGGGCGACGTCGAGCGGGTTGATAGATACCCAGTCGTTGACGCTTCTGGTTTCGCGCTTGCTGCTGCCTACAGTCTGCCGCCCAATCGGGCCGGGTATTCTGTTAGCCCTCAACATCAGGAGCCTACGATCTTGTTGACGTAGCCAAAGACATTAGCCGAGCCATTAGAGGACCCGCCCACATCGATAACGACCGCAGAAGAGTTACCCTTGATCGGAATACCGGGGACAATGAGAAGGGTCTCCTGCGGAGGAACGACGGCCTTGATCTTTCCGTCGTTGTTCGAACCGTTGAGTCTCACCGTTACCTGCTCGTTCACGCTTCCGTTGGCGTTCGTGCAGTAGATGAAAACCTCATGGAAGTCGGACGTTGACGTCGGGCCTGTGTGGACCGTTGCGAAGGTTCCGGTATTGATCGGCACAGCGATCGGCTTGCCGTCGGTGGACCCGCTGAGAATGTCTTTCGAGATAGTGGCCATGATGTGTGCTCCTTACGCGAAGGTCTGCATGTGCAGTATGAGGTTTTCGTCGTCAGCGGCAACACCGCCACCACCACCGGCAATAGCTGTTCCTGACGTAATCTGGATGTCGTTTCCAGCGTCCGTGGTGAAATACAGTTCACACGGAGTCTGATTGTCGACCCAGAGCTGACCTTGACCCGCAACGTCAGAATTGGCATCAGCTTTTTCTTTTACATAAACTGATCCAGTAACGGAAATGTCGCCATCAGCGTCGGCCTTGACCGAAGAATCAAAAACGCTACCAACAAGACTGCTCATTACGATCTCCAGTTCAACCTTATTGCATCCGCCGTACACGCAGCATTTGCTTTCGCAACAACATAAAGGGTGCCGTCCGAAGCATTCGACGTTGTAGAATCAAAATGAAAATCTTTATTCACGGTAAAAATGACGCCTCCCTTTGTGGAGGACGTTTTACCGATGGTAACTGTTTGACTCGCCCCAGATAAAGCGTCTGAAGTGAGCGGCACATCACCATTAGAATCACGAGCCAAAAACAAGGTGATCGAGTCTGATGCAGCAATGCTCGAAAGATCAATCTCAACCGACTCCAAAAAACAATCGCTAGGCACATTCGCAGACTTTTTATTGGCAGCCAATCCGGTAACCGCAATGACACTGTAACTTGTGCCGATCGCGGTACTTGCAGCGCTACACGAATAGCCATACTTGGTAAATTGCCTGATCATGAGTAAACTCCTGGCACAATCTGCGCCTATTGTAACACTGTTTCCTTAAAGGTCGATTACCTTCTCACCTGAATCGCGTTTCTTCAAACGCTCGATTCGATCGACGTCTGATTGTTTTTGCTTGCGCGGTTTCTGTGTCGGTGCGGGAGACGCTCTCGGAACATCAACTCCAGGGTCATCTTCGAATGAATCGATTTTGTCCTGCGTAAGATATTGAGCCGCGTCACGCTTCTTGACATCAAGAAATTCTTCGCCTTGAACCTCATCCTTTTGAGCAAACTTAGCCGACCGCATAGTTCGCTCAGGAATGACATCGCGCACATCAACAATACCGATCAACCTAGCGAACCTTTGAATCTCACCGCGTAAACCTTCTACGTCTTCGAACGGTGTCTTCTCGTACTTAAGGAGCAGTTGATTCAACTCATGAAACGCAGAGTTTCTCAATACTGCAGCACCGATACCACCAGGCAAATAGTAATTATTGACGGGCTCTAAAGTCTCTCCGAGCAGGAACGGATCCTCTGTCAAGGTTGGAATTTTACCTTCCTTAAACTGCTTTACCGCTTCCGAATAACCAAGTTTGCGCTGAATGGGATCGGTCTTCTTATCAGCCGGCAACACATCAAAGTTAGGTAGCTGATCTATCAACTTCGCCAGCATCGGAGCCAAACGGTAAGGTCTGCCATCCTTAACGTCAATCGCCGACATAAGATCACCGACGAGAAGACCACGTTCAATATCTACGTTCTTTGTTGCTGGAGTCATAAAACGGAACAACTCACTTCCGTCTTCTGCATCGGTAAAGTACTCGGGCCCAATCTCACGCAGATTGTTCCCGATTTGGAAGAGAGCCATCGTGTTGTTGACCAAGAACTTAGCCGACGCAACGAAGCTCTGCTCAGGCAACAAAAACGCTGTAAACGCTTGTTGCGGTGAGTTTTTCTGCATCAACTCAAAAAATACCTTGTTTTGCTCATTCAACGCATACGGCATGAAGAATGCGTCTCGAGTAGAGTCGTAGTCTGCCAAGTGGACACGATTCGGACGAGCAACGACTTTGCCGTCGAGCAGGTTGCGATACTCCTTGTATTTAGGGTTGTCACGCAGAGCCATTCCCAATTTATCGATCTCATCCATCCGACCGTTTTCTAGGATGGTCGCACGTCCAGAGAACGCAAGTCTGATCTGTTGCTTGAGTCTCTGCGGCAGTTGACTAACCGGAACTCCGTACTCTTCTAGCAGTGCCGCCTTCAAACCCTCGTAAGCATCAAGCTCTTCGGTGGTCATGCTGTCGGTGTTGACACCGAGTGGGTCAACCATCCCCTCATAAAGAAGCTGTGTCGTGACATCCGTACCGCGCTCATAAAACCTGCGGAGAACTCCCAAACGATAAGCGCCTCGCGGGCTAAATACGACGTCAATCAACTGTCGGTTGGCGTTCTTCTGGAAAGCCCAGAATGGGAGGAAAATGTTCACCAGCCAGTGACGATCACCCTTAGACATCGAGCCAGCGTAGTCATACAGCGCATCAATAGTAAGACGTGCAGCTTTACGAGGCTCGACTCCCATCTCGACAAGCGTCATCATAGCGCCGTATCGCTCACGCTCGCTCCAACCTTCAGCCATGTCTTCGGCAATCTTGGTCATTTCTTCGTACGATATGGACCCTGGGATATTGACACCCAACAAGTCACCCTTTCGACCAAGCTCTCTAGCCTTTGCATCGTCGAGGAACTGAGACCCTATGCGTCGAATCTTTACACCCAACTCCGCAGTATCGAACGAAGCAGATAGCCCTTCTTCGACTCCGATACGTCGCAGGTCTGCGAAAGCATGCGGTACACCGTCAACGACAAGGAAGCCGTCTCGAGCCTCCAACACACTGTTGAGATCCCCACGCCACTTAGACGACCGCATCAAACGGGCCGCCCAGTCGGCACCCTTATCGCCAGCAGAAGTCAGTGCCTGGCGCATAACCTCGCCCGCTTCATCCTTACCTGCTTTTTGAATGCCGAACAGCGCTCCCTGGAACACTGGGTTTGATGCAAACGTCTGCGGCAAAATACGCATCGTAGATATGAACGCAGGGCGGAATCCGACGACCTGGCTCATTTGATTGAAGTGGTCCATCGTGTTCATCCAGAAATACCTGGACTTCAGCAAAAAGTGGCCCCGAACCATACGAGTTTTGATCGTACGCATGGTCCAGGCGGCAGCGAGTTGGTTGTAGCTTTCAGCCGACTTGAGACCCTTACCAAGGGCCTCGAGCATGTCACCGCTGAACTCACGCAAATCAGGGTCAGTAGCCTGCTCCAAAGCCATCGAAAGCTTTTTCCGCGCTGACTTAGGTACGTAAAAACCCAACCCATCGAGATCCGATGCTTCCAAGAATCGAGGGTTGTACCCTTGTGTCTGGAATACTTCGCGTACTTTCTGAAGCTGAGCCGGATCATCGACGGCCTCACCCCGAATCCATCGCTTGAATGCCGCTGCCGTCTTGGCGTCAGTTGCGATTCCAAGATCAACCCATCGCAACCGAGCAGCAATTGCTTGTCCGTGGCCCGCAATCAAACAAGTCACACGGTTGGCAACAGGCTCATCCGTAGGTTCTCTCATCGGGAATCGCCGCTCGATGTCCTTGTAGAGCATCTTAAACTGATCTGCTGACTCACCCACGAATCGCTTACCGTTCCGCTCAGATTGACCCGTGATGTGAAAGATCGTCTCAAGCATGTCCAGGTGCTTCGGCTCAATGTTTTGATCTGGCTTGAGACCCGTCGCCTTGAACATGTCGGAAACCAGCACACTACCGTTCTTACTGAAAACGATCTCGTCGAAGGCATCCTTGACGGCTGGTTGTGTAATAGCCTTAGTGAAGGTCAGCTTAGTGCCTGGTCTACCTGAGTTAAACAAGTCTTGCATTACCGCAAATGCTTGTCGTTTCTTGCCGCCTGCAGCCGACATTGTCTCCAAGTAGTCCTGAATATGTGTCGCAGATGAGCCCATCATGTCGTGCCCAGCGCTCAAAGCGTTGCGTCCAGATTTAAACTTGATTTGCGGATCACCTGTAATGAAGCGCACCAACTTGTTCCCGCTTGCCGCACCCTCGTGAATCAGGGTGACCGTATCACCGATTGCTTGTTGCGTGATCCGCACACCAGCCATGATTGCCTTACGTACTGTCGGTGGCAGGTCTCGCATGTCCTCAATAGCATCGCCGCCCAGGTACGCGTTTCTCGCGTAACGAACCAACGGCCTGGACGTCTTGATGTACTGATCGATCATCTGCGTTGGGTCCATCTCGCGGATGGCATCAACTTCGCTATCCAGTGCAATCTTCCTCGTCGCAGGTGTGCCCGTCATCCGCTTACGGCTCGCGTACGCTGCTGCACCACGAGCAAACTCAAGCATCGTGAACGAAGACTTTGCCTTGGGTGCAAGTAGTCCACCAACCTGAACAGGGCCGGGCAACTCAATCCGAACATCATCGCTCGGGTTCTTCGCGTACTTCTTACCTGCTTCCTCGACCAGAGCCTTGAGTTGCTTCACCGATATTGGGTGACCCAACCGATCCGACTCTCGCGCGATCGACATCAAAAAGTCTTGACCGACAGTCTTTGGCAAGTCGTCAACGAGGGCTCGGCTGATTGCTTTGAAGATGTTTGGCGCTGCCTGCTCCGTCGGGTTGGCCCCAATCAGGATGTCATCGAACACTTCCTCGATCTCGGACGATGGCTTGAACGACGCGCCGTCTGCCGCTGCGTTTTTAGCCGATGCGAATCGTTCGAGCAGACTGTTCTTCACGCGCTCAAAAGCCGACTCTGATTGAGTCGTCGGTGGTGGTCGACCTTTTGCGTACTCTGAGAACGCCTTCGCAAACGCCTCTTCTGCTTGCGCAACGGTTGCCGGATCATCAGCAACAAATGACGCTCCCTTGTGAGCAACCTTGATTCCCTTTGTCGCGAGCCACTGAGTGACCGAGCCCATCTGATCAGAACTCAACTCACGACGTGCAACCTGAGTAATGTTCAGTACGAGATCTTCGACCGTCGGAGCCTCTTCCATCGCCCGTACAGTCTTCTGCGCATCTTCGACAAAGTTAGTAATGTCCTCAGGCTTTGCCGCAGCTTTGGCTTTTTTGGTCGCGACATCCGCGGTCAACACGTCATCAGTCAGTCTGTTAAGATCGGACGCGTCAACAACGTACCGTGTTGTTTCCACCGGCTTACCGTCAAGCTTCGCAATGAACTCCAAGTTGTTGTCCAAATCGAGTAACTGATCCCGTAAACGAACCATTCGGCGGTAAGCGTCATCAAGCGAAAATCCATAGGCTTGCTCGAAAGCAACGGCATCAATCTCTACGTCGTTACCGCTTCTATTACTTTTTGTCGCTATGTTTGGGTCAACCAAATCTAGTTCTTCAGCAAATCTCTCCCATTCCCAATACAACCTTGCCTCATCGGCTTCATCCGGCCCGACATATGGTTTGGTGAGAGGGCGGAACAAATTATCACTTTCTTCAATATCCCCACGAGCAAGTAGATAATCTCTTAAATCTTGCCGGAACTTTTTCGTGGATCTAGATTCGTAACTATCAATCAAGTCGTCTACAGTTTTGCGCGCTTCAATCGCTTCAGGGTTTGGTTCTCGCGAGATAATTTTCTTGATGGGCAGCCCTTGTTCGATCAGCCGCTCATAAATGCGTTGAGCTTCAGGAGAGGGGTTGACATCACTCGAGAACCCAAGCCCTTGTGACTTAGCCCTCTGCATCGCAACTTTGTAGAGTGTGGTTGCGATACCTCGACCTTTCAACTCATCGGGAAGCTCAATCGACTTAACGACAAGGTTGTTACCCTCGACTTTCACGACCATGCCAGGAATGAAATCGAGATCCTCAGCTAAACCGATAGTCTCCTCGGCCTTTCCTTCAGCGATTCTACGAAGATTCTCAAGCTCTACAAGTCGTTGTGATCGAATCGCCTCGGCTTCACGGACACGCGCCTCAGCCAAGTCACGCTTAAACATACGAATCTCGACATCATTTACCGCAAGTACAACCGCATCATCTGAGCGATCCATCGCAGCTTCGATGGCGGCACTTGGCTGATCAAGCATGTTTCGCGCGGTCGGAGAATTTGCGGCCTCGAGCGCATCCAATTCGTCGAGTGCTTTTTCAAAGTCCTTTTGTGCGTCAATCACCTTCTGCTTCGCAGTCTCATGTTGAGCCGCGACCTCAGGATTTCTACGCAAATATTCTTTGGGCAAGAAAGTTTTGACCTTCTCGTTTTTTGTAAGTGTGTCAATCAAGTCAGACTTACGGAGCCTGGAAACACCTCTGATACCTTTGGCTTTTGCCAACGCCTTCAGTTCCTTGACAGTCTTTGTCGTCAACTGAGCCGTAAAATCTGTCATGTCTTCACGTTCTAGACGCTCAGAAATGTTGCGCGTAAACTCACGAACTTCGTCAGAAGTAAGAAGTTCGTCGCCTTCATCAAGCTTAGAAAACTTCGGGTCAGTGACAATGCCAGGTACATCCTCGACAGTTTCCTTAGACACCTTGCCGACAGCTTGAGCCGCCTGATCGGACACCGACGCCTTGCGCTTCATATCAGGAATGATGTTCTTGAAGTCCCGTGTCTCGTAGATAATGCTGATGTCTTCGCCAGTCCGGCGGTGAATAGCTTTGAGGCGGTCATCCAAGTTCCGGGCAACGTGCATCGCCGCGTTACCGCGCATCGCAGGGAAAGCTTCTTCGAGTTCGTTGCGGAACTGCAATGCAGTGCCAGAAATCTTACCTGTGCCGACTTCTTCATAACGATTCATGACAGTCTGAATGATCGGCTCGATCTTCACCTTCTCCTGCTTAGCCAAAGCCTGTCGTGCGAATGCATGTGCCGCCCCTCGGGATTCGGCCATAGCTGCGACTGACTTAGTCACATCGATCAGTTGCTGATTCAAATCAGCGGCCTCTACAGCCTTTGCGCTGGCGGCTTGTACACGCTTTGCTTTTCTGTGTGCGCTCGTAATCGGCACCAGAAGATCTTCGACAATCGTCCGGCCTGTCTTGCTCGGTTTCGTGGTGATCTTGTCAACAAAAGGCCTGAGAGCCTCGTCGAACGCCGACGGACTTTCAGCCAAAATCTTAGCCGCCTTTGTGCTCCGCATGAACGCCAGGGCGTCTTGGATGGCATTCGTCGTCTCTTCTTTCTGGGTTTTCGAACGGACGCGACTGAACCCTCGTGAAGCAAGCTCATCTGAGAAGTCCTTCATCAATTTGTCCATCGCAGTCGCCTGAACTTCAGCGACAAACGTGTCAGAGACGTCACCAGCATCAATCTGGCGAGACATGTCACTCAACCGATCAAGCTTACGACTCAAATCGAAGAACTCAGGAAACTCGACAATCTGGCCCTCGGAGTCACCACGGGCCGCAACACGCTCGACGGATGGGTGTACATAGTCTCTACGAAGCCCAAAGTCGGAGAACCCCAAACTGTCCTCGTATGACTTGGTATTACGTCCCATAAGCAAGGGTACGTCACGAGCAATCTCAGTCGCTACTTCAGAATCAGTCCGGTCAACCAACTCCATGACCGGCTTCATTTCCTTACGGACACTCTTCTCAGCCGTCTCTGCTGTTCGAGCAAACTTCTTAGCCTGCTCAAGGAGATTGCGACCGCCGTCCATGTCGCCTTCCGCGAACTTCTCGGAAGCTCTTTTGATAAGCTTCTGAGCCTCAATCATGTCGTTCGCAGCGGTCCCCATTCGATCAAGTGTCTGAGGCACGTAGCGCCGCTTGATGATGGGCTTGATTGCTTTAGCGCCCTTAGCAGTTTTACTGACGACACCCGCCAGCCCGAAAGTCGGGTCAGGTATCAGAACATCGGCCGCGACACCAACAGCGGCAAGACCCAAAGCTTTCACCCCACTGTCTCGAGCCGCGTCAGTAGACAAAAGTACCTTCGTAAAGTTTTTCTGATCACGCAGACCCTGAACCGAACCCTCTTTCAGTGCTTCCATTACAGACTCACCTTCGGGTCCCTTCAGCGCACGTTCGAGTGCTCCTGAACCGAGACTCAGCAATACATCGAGCTTTGAGGCTACAGAATCAAAGCTACCCTGCGCCCGGAAGACGGGCATATTATTGTCGTCCAGACCAAGCATCTGGACTCGATTGCGACTTCCCTCAAATAAAAGTCGCTTGAAATAGTTATCGCCCTTTCCGTAACGCTCTTCACCCATGACGTTCTTGGGATCCATAAATTCATACGACACCAAGGCAGGTACACCCAGCTTGTTGGTCGTGACGTACAGGGCTGCATGCCGTGTGTTGACCTGCCGCAGATATTCGCGAATCTTGTGCTCTTTTGAACCTTCTACCCCGGCTCGCAACTTGAATTCTTCGGAGCTAATACCCAGTTTTTGTGCCGCCTTATCGACATCGTAAGTGAGTCCGACGTTCATGAGATCATTAAATGCAGAATCTGCAACCGTCTCTCGGAGCGTGGCGCCACCACCCTCACTATACTTAGCTAGCGTCTGAGAAATCAGTCTTGCGCGCTCAGGATCAGCGGCAAACTTCTCGTTGATCTGACCCTGAACCTCACGCTCATACCGGTCATGAGCAGGCGATCCTGGTTGAGCAACCTCGTTCTCTGCACGTCCGCCCTTCGATTCCTCATCGGTGACCAGGCGGAATGATCGACCGTCATTGCGTTGTAGACGGTCCAGCATCTGAGATCGTTTACGGGCCTTCAGATTCTCGATACTCTGACCCTTCGGGGATGTCTTTGCCGCCTCTCTCAGCAATCGATTCGCTTGACCAAGAAACGCTTGGCGCTTCTTAACTGCCACATCAGTTTGATCGCCGGGCTTCTCAAACTTGATCATGAACTGCTTTGTAAGCTCGTTCGCATCTGCTGTAGGGTCTCTAAATCCTGCAAGCTCATCACGACTCTTTGTCGCCTTGATGATCTGCTCCATCTGGAATCGCGGATCTTGAAGCTGCTCTACAGTAAAGTTTCGACCCTCGCCTGAACCAGCACGATTGAACTGCCACACACCGTGCGAGTCTTCATTGACGGGGTTCACAGCCATGGGATCAAGTCTGCTCTCAGCAAACCCATTTGCAAGGATCGCAGCCATTTGATCTTGGCTGAACCCTGCGTCTGAACCCATCTCGTATACAATCTCAGCTACCGCAAGCTGACGCTTACTCGGGTCTTTGAGTTTCGTGAAGTCATACTCTTTCTTCGGTCGAGCAGTTGCAAGCTCCTCTGCGCTCAGTTCGATTTCTTTCTCGCCTGAAAGGACTCTCGCTTGACCATACTGATTAATTTGGTCGGCGCGCAAAGCAGTGAGACGCTTCTTACGAATCTCCCTCATGCCCTTCTTACGTTCATTAAGAGGCTTGAATGAGACCATCCCACCGTCTTCGAGTGTCTTGAAGACGTCCTTCGCATCGTTGCCACGTTGCCCAATCTCAGTGACCAGCACACCGAGATCCAAGCCCTGGTTTGCTGCCGCGCGAGCGAACTGCTTATCGGTCAACCCCAGACGCTTGCTGTGTGTCTTTATGACCTCAGGCAGCGACAACGCACGGCCTGCAGCGTCGGGAGAGGCCATCGGATCGAGTGCGGAAGATCTCCGGTACTGAATCTCAGATGCCAAGTTGTCGAGTTGAAGATCGACACTATCGAATTCGATCTCATCTTTCTCCTCGGGGGAGTCGTACTCGATCTCTAGGGCATCTTGTGTTTTGATCGGCTCTACTTCAGACACTGCAGCACCTACGGTAATGATTACTCATTGTCAGCTACGGCTACGCCGTCCATCCCAGCGCGCTCCATCATTTCTCTATAGTTATTATAAGCGTTATCAAGCTCACTTCTACGCGTGGCTAATATTTCTCGTTCAGCCAATCGACCCCTTACTTCCTCAGTGAGCTTGTTGTGAATCGATACGAGTTTCCTGAGCGCATCTCTATCCAGTATCTTAACGCCTGTCTTTCCCGCGCTACCGTATCGCTCAATCAAAGCCTTCACTGCAGGCTCAGTCGATTCTCTGGCTACGACAGACATAGCGGTCACGTCAGGGTTATTATAGTATCCGACAAAGTACCCACGGTCATCCGTGTTCCGGGCAGCTTTGAATTTAAGTACGTTGCCTTCTGTAAGAACACGCCCAATCAGTTTCATAAGCTCTTTTGTCGTGTTGATCTGATTATCAAGTTCACCCATACGGGCGATTGGTGCGGCACGCTTTTGGTCAATACGCTCAAGACCCTTCATCATGTCTTCGCGCGACTTGCCTTTTGGTAGGAACAAAACTCCGGGCCCCGTACCTTCTTCCCTCTCAGCGCGAAGAGTATAGGGGCGCTCCTCTGAACGAGGCCCCGCCCCGCTAGTAGGCATTCCAAACGGGCCGATGAACGGACCCTCATAATAACCCGTCTCGGGAGCTTCAATCGCCCCCCGCTCTCGTATAAACGCCTTGCGTGCCTCACGCTTTGCTTTCAAGGCTGCTTGTTTCTTCTCAAAGTCTTTTTGACCCTTGAAAAACTCAGCGAGTACAGAATCCTGACCCGCAGTGCCGATTGCTTGCTGCGTAGCAGAACCTGCCGGCGCACCACTTGATGCGGGTGGAGCAGGTGGTTCTTCAGTAATGGTAACCGTAGGCTCTGTTGAATCCCCGACTACAGTGGTAGCATCGCCCGAACTCGTCACTGCCGTACTAACTGGCTCGGTGTTAATCGGTTGCGAATCGTCTTGATTGGTAGCCGCAGGCACTTGGGCAACCTTCTTTCCGATACCAAACGCACCAAAAGCGGATGCTGGAATCTTTACTCCTGACATTACTTACCCTCGGCCAGCAACTCACCAAGTTGCGCATAAAGATTATCGAGATCCTTTTCCTTCTTGGCCGCTGCCGCACGATCTTCCATATCGGTCCTATACTTCTTCGCGCTCACAAGACCTTCGATGAGACCCTGCATACCACCGGATCCGCCACCAAGCAGAGAGCCCATAGCGCTCGTAACTTGCTCCGCATGAGCGTCACGATCAAAACCCTCTTGCTGATAGAACTTGTCGCGCCTACTCGACAGACTTTTTGCTACGGCAGGTTTCTTCGCCGGAGTAACGATAGGCTTTTTCTTCAGTGAAGTCTCGCCCGGCGCAGTCATCGCACCAGAGGAAAGCTTAGGTACACCACTAATCTCGGGCATTTCAGCCATTACTGCAACTCCTGTCCCGTCACACGAGCAAGCTCAGACCTATCCCTCAAGGCCTGAAGCCCCTCAGAAAGCTTAACTCTTTTATCGTCGACTTCATCTTGATCGACCTCTGGAGTTTTCGGAGCCGCAGGAGTCTTTGCAGGCTCGGTATTCTGACCAACAACTGGTGGGGTCGACTTGACCTTGTTCTGACCCTCAACTTGAACGGCATCCGCTTTTTCTTCCGCGAAAGGATCTTCACTACCAAAAACTTGAGTGAAGACGTTCTTGATCCGCTCTTTCTTAGTGGTCTTAGGTGCTGGCGCCTTCTTAGCCTCAAGCTGAGCCGCGATATCCTTCGCCTTCGCCGCAATCTCTTCACGCTGAGACGTCATATCTGTTGGTTTCCGGGCAGGCGCATCTGTCTTAATCTCGCCCTTGGACTCAGGCTCACCCGCAGCAGCCTCGATGGCAGCCTTGTCGAGAGCCGTTCCGACTGGGTCAGGATCGGCCGTCTCTGCTGCCTCAGCATCTGCCTTTCGCTTGGCCTCTGCGGCTTTCGCTTTCTTTGCCTCCTCGCTCTCGGGAGTAGCACGAAGCGCATCTTCTACATCAGTAGGAAGCTCCACAGTTGGTGGCGGAGGCGGGAACTCATCTTCAATCCTCGGGGGAGGTGCCGAAAGAGCATCGATGTCCTCATCAGAAAGAACTTCAACCGGCTTCGCCTCTACAGGGGCCGGCTGTGCTGGTGGGGGAGCAACGACGTCCATATCAACTGCTGACACGTCAAGATCCGCAGCCTCTCGGGTCGGTGCGGGCTCAGCGCTCGGTGCCATTCGCTCGGGCTGGAGACCACGGCCTTCGACCAGAACATAGCCCTCGGGTACCTCAGGACCGGGAAGTCCCTGCCGGTTCGCATCCTGAGATCGCGCCGTCCAGGTGCGAATCGTAGACTCCTCCTCCTCAGTCAACGGAGCAGGCTCCCTTTCAGTAGGCAGGCCCAACTCGTCAACGGTCGCAACGAGGTCTTCACGTTCGTCGGGTCGCTCACCCATTTCTGCGGCTGACTGAGCGATTTGCTCCGTGATCGGAGCTTCAGGAACCGGGCGCGTCCCGTACGGAGTATTCTCATAACCTTCTGGAGGTTCCGGCTTTTCGCCCGCTGGGGCGTTGCGGTACGCCTCATCGTATTGTTCGATGACCTGCTTTTGCTCGGGAGTCAGTGCGTCGTACTCAGCCTTTGCCATCGCCTGCTCTGTCGTTGACTCATTCGGTACGCCCGCCCCAACCTCAATGTCTTGCTCATCACTGAACGGTTCTTCGTCAGCATCCCGGTCGAGATCGACAAACTTCATACCGCCAATCACGCGCTCGTTACTAAACGTCTGAGTCGAGCGTGGATCGAAATCCGAGACGGACTTCAGTCCCATCGACTCCAGCGTTACAGGCCCCCGCTGCGCCTCGACTTGATCCCAGTACTCAGAGTTTAGCCCGCTCGTATCAGGTTCACCTTCAAGCGCTTCAAATGCGTGCGTTTGAGGGAACATATCTGCGTCAAGGTCCTCAACAGTTACCGGACGTGAACTAAAGTTGCCGGATCCTGGAGGAGATTCCTCCGCAATCGCCACTCGACGAGCGGGTGCGTCTGCGACGGCGGCAAGTTCTTTTGCCCCGGCTTCATCTACCCCCTCTTCGCTAAGCTCGAAAAGCTCACCTGACTCATCGATTCTGTACACCGTACCGTCAGCTTGAACCAGATACTTTTGATCGCCTACACGCTTACCGACAATGACTCTGTCGGCCATGCTCTTTGCAACCATTGATTCGTATTCATCTTGAGTTAGATGACGACCCGACTCATCGACGACAAACTGTCCTTTGTCTTGGGCCGCATCGCCGATATCCATGCCCGGCGCAGACTCATCCACGGCCCTCTTAATTGCACCGCCCCTAAAGAAGAGCGCGCGCCGAGCCCGTCGATCGGTCGGTGTAGTCTTCTCAGGATCGCGAGCAACGATCTCAATCTGATCGACATCACCAGGATTGAGAGTCACCGTCGGCGGCTCACGTCCAGGCACCATGACACGCACCACACCCGGACGATCCGCAGCGTGGTACTTCAGTCGCTCACCCTGAATCAACTCACCGTTGAGGCGAAACTGTACGATGTCCCCGGTACCAATCTTACGCATACCATAGCGACCCGCACCCCGCTTTTGCTGCCGATAAAACGCCATGATCGCAGGCAGGTCATCACGCCCCTGAACGTAGGTATCAAAGTCGAGCTTTCCGTCTTCGTCGGCATCAATCCGGCCAAGCTCATCAAAGCCATTGTCGGCAGCCCATGACTGGAATGCCGTGCTGGCAACGCTGATTCCCATGTTCTGGCGAAGCTTTTCCGCTCGATCAGGCTTCTCCTGCATGACTTTTTTCTGAAGAGCTTTCAATCGTTCAGTGCTGGCTTCAAGCTCTTCGAAGTCATCCATTTGATCTTCGAGCGCATCCATGTCATCGATGCTGAACGTCTGCGGATTCTCGAGAACAGTCTGAACCTGCTCTACCATATCAGCGCTGCTGCTCAAGAGTTCTTTGACAGCATCATCCGTCAATGCAAGCTGAGTGTCTTCAAGCTCACCCGCCTTCGTACCCAAATCATTTAGAGCGCCCTCGACCTTCGCAAGGGCTGCGGCGTCTGCTTCCATCGCCCGGTTGTAGACGCGAAGTTCATTTGAATCGCCTTCATCAGCCCACGCCCGCACTTGCATCGCAGACATAATGCCATTCTGCAAAAGCGGATTGACGTTTCTATCTTCACTCAACAAGTCGTCAACGTTCGTTACGACGCCATTCTCGTCTATGTCCAAGATGCCGTCATTTTTTTCTTCGAACTTCCTGAGAAGTTCTCGTAAAGCACCCCGATGTTCTGGCTTGTTAAGATCTCGCCTTTGATTCGGATCACCAAAGGGGTCAGTGTCGAAGATCGCGCGGAAAAGCGCATCATCGGCGTTCAGCCCTCTTTTGTAGTTGCTGTCTCGGGCGTTGTCCATCGCCCTGCGAACCATGCTGTCATCATGCATGGTTGCGCTTTTGAGAGCCTTCTCACCCTTCTTCTGTACTTCTCTAAGAAGTTTCGCCGCTTGCTGACGTTCAAACTTGATGTTCCCGTTTTTGACGTCTGCGATATACTTCATGAAATCGCGATCAGACTTACGCCAATCCAGAGAGGCTCTCAGCACAGCCTTTCGTGCATTGAACATCGTCTTTTCGTTGATACTGATGCGCTCTTCGATCTGGAGCAGCAACCCGTATCGCTTGGCCTCGGTGAGGACCTCATCGGCTGTAGGCTCTCCGTCTTTGCCTTCTCGAGACTTACGGATGGCCGCAGCCAGGTGAACCATATCGTATGTTGAAGCCATTATTTATCCGCCTTTGCGTATTGAGCCGCTGCGCCGGAAGCATCGAGCTGTTTGTCAAGAACGCCATCCGCACCCTTACCGCCGCCGGAAAATGCGCCGAGAGTTGCCGCACCCGTCAGGCCCTGCATGCCGACGCCGAATAGCCGTTCACCCATGCCTGGAGTCTGATACTGCATACCAGGTACTGCCGAAGACATGCCACCGAGAGTTTGACCGTATTGTGCAACCGTGCCTCGATCGGTAGCTTGCTGCTGAGCCCCAACTTGCTCTGACAAGCGCGCAGTGCCCAGCCTGCCCTGTGCGACGGCCGACTGTTGCTGCTCGGATACAGCACGCATAAGGGCTTCTCGACGACCAGAACCATATGGGCCCTGACCACGCTTAAGCTCAGCCCTTTGAGCCTTTGCCTGCGCTTCTGCCGCAGCCTGAATCTCCCCAGTGCCTTCTCGCTGCTTCGCCTTACTGACTCCGTATCTACCCTTACGTAGTCTTTTGAGGGCTCGTTCGGCCTCTGGACCCATGAACTTTTTAACCGAAGCCTCTCGCTTAGCTTCGTCTTCACCTTGCGCTTTGATTGCTCTCTTCTGCCGGTTACCAGCTAAAACTTCCTTACCAACAGCAAGTCCAGCAGCGCCGAGCAATAGTCCGCCGGTGAGGGGGTCGATCGACATCATGACGTCAGCATCAACACCACTGTCATGCAGCAAAGACCAGACCAACAGGGCTGAGTAAGACAGCGCGGTCGAAAGACTAAATTTAGGCAGCACAGGGCTCACAACCACCTCTCAAAGTAGAAACATCATAACAAGTTCAGAACGCGTGCGTTTCGAATACCCAAGCTCAGTTTGCCGACAAGGTCAAAGTAGCCGCGATTACGAATCATTGACTTGCGCGGTGAGCCCGCATTCTGCAAGTACACAGAAGCACCTTCCGGAGTCTGAATCGAGCACTCGATCGAAATCTGGTGATACCCCTTCGTCAATGTGGCCATATGGTGCAGATCAAGCTGCCGCCCAGTGTGCGCTTCAGTTTGCACGTACTGAGGATTTCCACCTCTAAAGTTCATAAACTTAGCCGGATCATCCTCGTCGATATTTTTGTACCGATCGTAATACTTACCGACCCAATCGTCCGGTAAAGCGTCATTGAGATACCTGTCGGCAAAAGAGTCGAATACCGACATCCCTGGACCAGTCTGATCGGGCCTGTCAAGTGCGCCTGGAGAGAGTGGGTGAAACATGTTCTGACCGAGTGTCCGGGTACTCGCGGGCACAATGGTGTCGTCCAAACGACAGCGTAGTGTGATCAACGAGTTCACTCCACCACTATGATTCTCGCCATCTTTGTCCTTGTAGACGCCACGCCAAGAGTTGTAGCTAAAAAAGAGCGACCACTGCATGAGCGACATCGAAGTGGCATACGGCTGGTACCACCTCAAAGAACAACCCGGCAAAGCAAAAAAGTTATCGGCATCTTGGGTCTGAGGTATGCCGCTACCGTACACCGTTGACGATGTGAGCATCGACTCTACGCGACCAAGTGATGCTTGTTCGGGCTGAATATGGTAGTCCTTGACGGTAAAGTTCTCGGACAGATTGTCTATCGTCAGTCGACCATTTAACTGCGACATAAGACCTGAGTCTTGTTGCGGAGTGTCAAGTCGTGCGTGAGTGGCGACCGTATACGGCTCATCAATATCACTGTACCGACGCTCAGTAAGAAGCCTAGAGCCCTGCAGAGGAATCGGGGGTAGCGTAATCTTAGGCATCGAAGCTCACTTTTTAACCTTGATTGCAGTAAGTCGAGCATTGCCAAAGTGCACTTTTACACCCTTTAAGATATTTCGACCTCCCACAGGTGATGTCCACACACGATGGACAGGGTACTTCTTATCGTCGGTCTTTACGACCACATCAGAAAGGGCCACAGTAAACTCTCGAGGGTTACTTAGACCATGGCCCGTGGTCCAAACGCTTGGAACCATAGTACACGCGAACCCGCCGAACTCCGTGATTGTTCGATTAGTTGACCCCGTATTCTCAATAACCGTCATGATGGGTATGTTTACGCCGAGATTACTGCGAAGAAGATTACCCCCAGTTTTGGTCCCGCTCGCGATGTAGAACTCATCGTCTTGATCATCTCGGAAAAACGGTGTTTTACCGTCGGTGACACGACCCCAGCCAGGATCATGATCCCAATAATTTTTAGACCCCAGCTTTGCGATGGGGATGTCGGCCATGTGAGAAGAGCAGTCGTACGTCGCGTGCCGATTGATCCAGTTGAACGAGTTAACTACCGACGGCGCGGCATCAGTAGATATGACCCATGAACCGTCCTCTTTGTAACCGATCGCAAACATCGCAAACAAGTCGAGGTATCGTTCAGCTAAACAATAACGGAGATAGTCGCGGGCGATCTCGCGCAACTTCTCGCCATCAGTAAACTTCGTCATGCATTGCAGCGCGTCGAGTCCATCATCAGAATACAACGGTTCAATGCCCTTCAGCTCCACATCCATCATCAGAATCAATTGCTCATTTGGACGCAACACGCCTTCGAGCGTAGCTGGAGTGATACTCAGCTTATCCGCACCTTCAGACATCTGAAGCTGGAGCCAACCCATTCTGCTCGCGGATAGCAAGTCACCCGTAGACAGACGCCAACCACTTTTAGATTGTGCCAGCACATTGTTCGAAAGAGCATCTCCGTGTTTGAAGCCGGGAAAGATTGCCTCCGTAGAAGCGGCATTCGATTCGGATGCAAATATGCCTGTAAACTCATCCACCGTGTAAGTAGGTGTTATAGTTGACGTTTCGGCAAAGACAACTTTACTCGGTAAGTAACGATTACTTAAAACTTCATCGTCTAGAGCTTCGTCGGGAATATTATTTATCTCGTCACCCAAAGTGCTCCGGACATCGGATACGTTGGCATCCCGCAACTCTGTCTCGGTTTTGAAGGCTGGAATCTTACTCATCGGGTCAGTTTGAATCGTCAAGGTATCCAACCCACCTTCATCTGTGGGAGTGCGCAGTGAATGAATTGGAAGCTCGAATGCAACTAAACGTCGCGAGAAAACACCCACGAAATCGCCGATCTGGAACTTACCCTTTTTTCTCTGTAGTCGACGTACACACAACTCGATCGTGTGCTCTCCTGGTGGCACTTCCAGCACGGTGCCCAATCGCACAGGCATCACCTCGGGTCCGTACGATACCGCTCTTGATGTTTTGATCTTCTGACCAGGACGCGAGTTGCCGCTTTCGCCCAGCGTTGATTTGACGGCGAAAGAACGTTGTCCTGTTTGCTGATCTAGTGCAGAAAAATCGGCTCCTTCCCCAAGCAAGTTCTCAAAAGTAGCCTTTTCGGTTTCGTCTTCTGATTTTGTTCTAGGACTGTCATCAACGCGAAGTCCATGCGGAGATTCTTCGAAAGGCATACGCTTGCCTGTAATCGTCTCCTCAATGATTTTTCCGTCGAGGCGAATAGCGAACTGAACCAAGCAAGGATTAAAGCCTCGTGAAATGTGATGATATCCATTCTTGTGAGGGAATAGAACTTCGTCAGCAAAATCATTTTTAGTTGTATATACAGCCTGCCTCTCGTTCAACGGGAACGCGAAGGGCTCGTCATACACCTCTAGATTGCTCGCTATGTTGCTCGTAGTTGGTGATGGCAAAGATTCATGCGTCTTAGACGGCCCAAGCAAATTGAGCACTTCTCGCTCTCTTGAAGCAATACTCTCATTTTGGAATGTAGAATCTTGCACAGCCCATGAATCGGGCGGTTGTGGGGTATGCAGTTCGGCCCCACCATATTTGCGCGTGCCTGCAATCCACGGCTTTTTGTACTCAAAGAAACCCTGCCAGATGTACTGCGCGTACGCAGATACCCAAATCTTAGCGTGGCCCGTCTTGAACGTAAGTTTTTGACTCGCCGATAAATCTTCGTTCTTTACTGCTGACCAAGCGCCATGATTAGGAATAATCGACGGGTACGCGTTTGGACTACTGCCTGTAAAACCGTATATGTCTCTAAACGTAGACCCATCAGGCTCGACGAAATTAAGCGGTACCCGCGATGCGCTCGCACTATTACGCTCCCAAACCTCGAACCGGCTCTCCACTTGCGAAACGTGAGTCTTGAAGTACGCACCCTCAGCGACACTAGGCCCTCGATCTGTCGTTACTCCAGTCGTCAACGCTGCTTCACTGTCCGGGTGCGGACGTAAATTTGCCTTGAGATCGGCCGCACTAAAATTGGTTCGATCCAACCTGCCTTGAAGAGCATCGTATACGGGATGAAAATCTTCGTTAAAGTCGGAAGGATCAAGAACGTCTCGAGTACGCAAGAATCGCCGGGGGAAAATATGGGGCATTACTTGTCCTGCCTGAATGGTACGCGACCCAACGGTGAGCCCTTAGTTGCAACGCTGACGTCGAAGGCAAATGCTGCAATCTTAAGGCGGCCTAGCTCCCACATATGAGGATCCGATTTGCGACGATCGAATTCCGTCAGCCCATCTTGCGGGTCATCAAAAAGATTAGACCAGCCGACACCTTCATGTTGATCGCGTGTGAGTTCCGTCTTCTCATCCGCTTCCGCTACAAATCTTGGTGCCGGACTACCGATAAGCTCAAGTTCGAAAGCCCAACAGTTGGCATTGCGGATGTCTACGGGTACCTGACGCCAGAAAACTCGACTATCGCGAGTTTTCGCCTCACCTACGACTGCTTCCGAAGCAACATCATCAATAAGCTCAGATCCGTCATCGGGTCCATGAAGCAATAGATCGTGCATCTCAGCTACAGGATCCCACGAGCCGTTTCGATACAAACGCACTGTCGCCGTACCCACCCAAGAGTCTAGTAGACCTACGTACAAGCTTCTGACGTTTGTAGGTACAAGCCCGTAATCACCAGATCTCAACCACGCAGAACGATACCTCACCCTTCGAGGAGGGCCAAAGTAATCCGTAGTCTGACGATTCAAAACAAAAACGCGAGCAAGACTCAGGTAACCGCGAAACTCAGAGCCAATAGACGGTAACCCCAACTCTCTGGGATCGGAGCCCACAGCTAAAGTCAGGTGAGTGTGGTCCTTCGCAGAGCATAAATCAGCCACGTTCAAACCTAATGTTTGACGTCGCCAATACTTCCCGTCGAAGCACATTATCAATGTGTTCCTGTTTCGTCCGCGCTCGGCCAAAGCACATCGATACTCACCGGTATGATGGTCAATTACAGAAACCGCCCGATAAAACTGACTCTCATTGAGTTCATTATCGAAGATCTTCTGGATGGGACTAGAAATCTTCGTGAGTCCACCTGAAAGATTCAGAGCATAGAACCCGTCCGACGCGAGCCAAATAAGCGTGCCGTCCCTCATCGATTGAATCGACTTCTGAGATACGCAGCCGATCCCCGTTGCCAGCGGCTTTGAAGTCATGAAGTCGTCGGAGATCAAATACGTCGCCGTCTCGGTGAAAGCAATGAGACTGCCGTTGCTCGACGCCAGGGCCGTAATCTCAGCACCTTGGCTGTCGGGGTAGATAAAGTCTTTGGCCTCGAACGTGCCGGCAAACCCCGGCTGGGACTGCCTGACGATGCCGGGAGCGCCCGGTACGTTGCCAATCACAAGCCGACCTTGATGCGAGCAACCAACTTTGAAGACAGGAACGGAGACAGTTTCGGACCACTCCGCCCCAAGATCACTGTCAGCATTGTTGTCGTCGAAGTAAAACTGACGTGTACCCGGAATCCGAGCAAGGAACTTAGGCGTCTGATCCTTGTGGTTTGTATCCTGCGTTCGGAAAATCCTAGTGGCTACTGCGTGCTCAGGTAGTTCGCCCGATGACTTCAGCAAAAATCGTCGTGTGAGATCATCAATTTCAACGCCGGTAGGAATCGTGTTCTTCGTGATTCTGAACATTCCGGCTAAAATAATTGGAAGGGTGTCACCGTCTTCTTTTTGAGCTACTCCCGGCGTGAAGTATGGATCTGCTTGATTCGTGTGAATCGTCGCTGGATCACTCGGCGGAGAAAACTCTGACAGATTTCCGTGTATGTCTTCGTACTGAACGTAGTAGTACCAAGCACCTTTGAGCAAAGAAGCGGTCTGACCACTCAGTTCGTCACCTGGAGTGCCGATACGACCCTGCCAGGAGTAACCCATAGAGTTCGGGTAGTAGTTCGGTACGTCTTCAAAATCGGGCTGGCTCGGAGAAGATACAGCTACTGTCGCAGCCTTCTTGTCGAAGCCCAGTGGGGTGACTTGACCCTCGTAGGTGATGACCTGGGGCTGGTCGATACCGTTGAAAAAGATGATCTTATCATTGATCACCACGTACTGATCGACGTACTTAGAGTCCGTCGTAACAGTCAAGTTGTCGATGAGGACCTCGTCTGCATCGTCCATCCCGCCATGAAACGAAAACAGACGAGGCCCAATACGGTACAGCAACATATGAGCCGCACCATTCAGCAACGACGCCGAAAAAATACTGACGGGCTCACCCGTCTTATAACCATATGTCGGAACTGAAGAAGGCCAGGCGCTGGTCAAAGCTTCATCGATATCAATCTCGACATCTTCATACCCAACCACAGATTTAAACGCTTGCGCCTTAGTTCGAATGATACTGGGCCCAACGACACTCTGAAGAATGTCATCGGGACCAATCTCAAGGTTCTCTACAAGCCAGGCGAGTGGCTGAGGAGAAAAGGTTTGTCGACCTTCTCCCGGAGGAATGAAGACCGTACTCGTACTTTGCTCCGTCGGACCACCCACAGATTCACCTCAATTAGATGGTAATCTCATACGTCTTCTGCTTCCAGGCTTCAGACAACTTAGCATAGATATTATTTGTGCCCTTGAGTGACGGCTGCGATTTGAGTACGCGGGCACGCCACGACATGTACTTCTCGTCGGCCCAAGGTGCAGGAATGTCAAAGATAGTTTGCGCGCTCTGGGTCTCAGCCTCAGTAGGATCTTCGATAACTGCATCATCGTCGTCACTACGCAGAATGTCTTGAGGAGGAATCCAACCAACCTTGTCATGATCGAACACCCAACCAATCGGCATCCAATCATGAATCGATCGATGCTCGACGGCACCGCTCACAAACTCAACACCATTCTTGGTCATGAGTGTCGCGGTCCAAATTGGTGACTCCGCGTCATTCGCCAACACACTTACCACCATGGCTTCCTCGTATTGGTGGATCAATGTCTTGCGGAACATCTTATCTCCCACGGTCAATCGGGGGATAGCAGTCAAGCTCGGGTAGAATTTTTGGGTCATGAATACCTCTTTTTGTTTACTCAGAAGAACTAAATGTACCGTAACGGTGCCTATGAGAGTAACCCAAAATCGATACCGGTTCGACAATTCCTCCAGGATTACCGTATCGATCCCGGAAAACTCGTACGAGGTTCAAGTACCGTTCGAGGTGTGCCTGAGCACTGACTTGATCATTGCCGTCAATCAAACTGACATAGTAAAGAGCAAGCTCAATCAATGTAGGTACGGCTTCAGGGTGCACCTCCGAAGTGTCCCGGTCGTCAATAAACTGGCTGGGTGTTCTAGAGACCCGGAAGTCAATCTCATAACGGGCATCTTGGTGAGGGAACACCTTCCACGCGTAGTAACCGGTGCTGTGCTTCAGAGGTCGATGATAGTCGTATAGCTCCTTGCCGGTCCAAACAATACGCGCCGAGGTTGTGTCGGAGCTACCTAAACGAACAATACTTTCTGGGAGTGCTGTGCCTGCCGACTCAAGCACTGTTGCCATGTCGAACGTTGGCTCGACTTCGCAAAGCAGATGGAACCGCTGATTAGTCTCGATGGAGTTGAACGTTCCGACGCCTTTCTCGTTAGCTTCAAGGTGCGCGACATAGTAGCGGATTCTCATTCCAGAATGTCCGTACCGTTTGTAGTTGGCATCGCCGAAGCCTTGCATGGCGTCAATGTTTGTCGCCGAAATGATCAACGCTGATGGATCCCCAGTTTCCGACTGAGTCACAACAGTAATGGGAGACGGCGCACTCTCAAACAACGGGTCATGAATACCCGAAAACTGGTTCTCTCCCGTCAACATCGAACCCTTTTTGTACGCCCAAGTAAGGCCGTACGAACTATCTTGATCCGTATCGCCCCCCGGAGTGACGCTAGGAGACTGTTCCCATTCCTCGTCGCGTCGACCTAGTACGTATGTGTAGCAGATAGCCCATCGGCCTCGACGCAGACCCTTGTCATCGGCCCACTTGTACTCAGTTGCCAAGGGTGTTGTCGTGAACTCTGATGACGTGGCGTTACGGACATCCTGGAATTGAGGGTCTGAGTTTGATGTGAGTTTTGTTTCGACTGTCGCTGCGGCATTTGCCTCAATAATTTTCGGTGCTTCGGTTGGTGCCGCGAGCTGAAAATGTCGACCCCTCCAACATCTGTACGGTCTTCCCTTTGAGTTCCCCTGAAAGTCCAACATGTCTTGTCGGCTGGCGCCGGCCGTATCAATCTTCCAAACCTGTTGACGTGTGCCATCAAAAATGCGGCCAGGCTCCATCAACTCCATAACTTCAGCATCGACAAAAAACTCTGGCTGATGAATCCTGAATTCCATCCCATTTTCCGGAGCGACTATGTCTGGGTATGGCCTGTCCAACGTCACAGCGTAGGTCACTACAGTGACACCCTGTACAAGACTAGAATCGATAAACCACTCTAGGCATTGACGGCGATGAATCACTCCTGACGCATCCGTAATCTCAATGTGCATGAGACCATCCCACTCACCCGTAACAGTGGGACGCCATGAAGTAAGACTCGCATCTGCGGTGATTGTAGCTCCTGCGGTATCTACGAATTGAAGCAGACGCTTGTCGTTATCGAACGTAGCAACGCGAGCCTTCACTGCGTCATCTGTGCTGACTACATCTGGATAGAGAACAACATGCTCTTCACCAGGTACAAGCGCTTGCGGTACGTCACTTGCCATACGGACGAGTGCGGCATTAAGTGCCTGACGAACACGATTATCTTGAGTCTCACCAGATGAGTCCCATGATCGCATCGCGTACAGTTGTTGCTTCAGCATAGCTAGAGAAACGTTCACATCATCTCCTAAAGACGAAGGGGGCGAGACCCGCAAGCCTCGCCCCCAAAGTGTATCACGTAGTCAGATGCTACGAAATATCGATGTAGCACTGAGCAAAGTCAGCCAAGGTAGCGTCAGCAGCCTCGAGCGTAACACCGATAACAGACAAGTCTGTACCGGCAGCAGTGTTGACCTCACCTGCGGCCCCTGAGTTACCATCAGTGTCGATCAGTGCGTTAGCCGAAATCGACTTACCGCCACTACCTGTATCGGTACGAACAACCGCGCAACCCTTCGTGATAACCCAACCATACGAACCGCTTGCGATATCGTTATCGGCTACCCCGAGAAGTGCGGGCTTTGTCTTGGCATCAGCAGCACAAGGCTGACCGGTGAACGGAGTACCCGAATCACGGATAACAACATCACCCTTGTTGATGGCAGCAGAAGCCTTGATGAACATCCAACACCGATCTCCTTCGAGAAGAGCGAAGTTCTTATCACGATCAACACCGGAGTTACCGGTGCCGGACGCAACCTCATCAGCTTGCTGCATACGCCGAGTGCCCAGGGCGTACTGCTCCGAGGTGTAAGTCTCGGAATACCCTGTGACCGCATCTACGCCATCAGCGACGCTTCCGCCTGTAGTAAAAGTACCAGCCATGATTTACCTCCTTAGATCGCGCCGCCAGACACACATCCCTGCGCCGGAAGCTTGGTGCAGATCATGTTGCCTTGCATTGCGAAGATTGCGGTTACCACGTCCTGATCGCCAACCCGCTCCTTGAACTCCGAGACGTTCGGGGCTTCAAGCATTGGGAACTCGATGTAGTCCGTGTTGAGCATGTAGGTGACACCATCGTTGGCGGGCGCGCTGAAGCTTGACCGGTCCAGATCGATCGAAGAAGTGACAGAAGCAAGACCAAGGCTGAGGCCAAGGGTGTTGCTCTTGTCGATCTTGTCATCGACGAGTGTGACGCGGACATTCTCGCTACGAGCATCCTCAAAGTTGGTGTAAGTGTCGTCGTCCATGAAAATCATGTCGGGACCCTTACCGATACCACCTGCATAGTGAGCACACTGACGGTAAGTCTTACGAAGCTGAGTCATACCATCAGCGGTGAAAGACGAAATGTCGTTGTACTGGTTGAAGTGGAAATACGTGTTGCTCTTGGTCACGTTCTGGACTTGCTGGCTTTGCGAACCTGGAGCGACAAAGTCAAGAAGACCATGGGTCACACCAGTTCCAATACCGGAGCTAAACTCACCGTTGAGAGTGAGAAGCCCTTGAAGCTCAGAAGTGTTGAACGCAAGACCACGACTCGCACCTGTAAGCAGGAACTTGTTGAGGTCAGCCTTGGCGGCTTCCATTGCAGTTTGCGGGTACTCCTCGATCAGACGAATAATCGCCAGCTTTCCAGAGTTTTGCGCAAGCTCACGCTTAGGAATGTTGATCGCCATAACCAGACGGTGAGGCTCAACCTCAAACTTCCGGATTTGTTGACGACGGGTCATGTTCAGTAGCTCATCACCGACGTAGACACCAACACCGCGAGCAGGTGCACCACCAGAAAAGGAACGCTCAATCTTCGTTCCGCCTTCCATTGGCATACGTGCTTTCGAGTTAAGTGCATCGAACAGTTCGTTGCTACGAACAAACGAGTTCACCAGGGGTCCGCGGAGGTCCGCAAACGTGGTGTTCAGCAGTTCAGTACTGATAGTCATTTTGTTCTCACAAAAAGTGTTAGAATAATTTAAACGAGTTTCACGCCTGCCTGGTGCGTTATGCCGGACCTGAATGGCTACCCGACCGCGAGTTAGGTGCGTGATTCAGGTTTACATGATTACAAATAAAAGTGCAACACTTTCGGCGCGAAAGTCTTTACATGATAAACTTGCCGCATGGCTAACACACAAAAGAAAGAAACCGAAAAGATCGGCGGCGCTGAGTTTGCCGACGCTCCGGGACTCCACCAAGGTAAGATTCGAGCACTTTTTTCGACGCCCGATGCGTTCGTCTCTATGTGTCAGATTGTCCGAGAAGACGAGTCTACAGGTTACATGGAGCCTACACATACGCAAAAGAAGCTGCTCAAAGCGTACGACGAAAACAAATGGATAATGGTCAACAAGTTTCGGCAGGCAAAGATCACCACCGTATCTGTCATGCTACTGCTCAGAGACTGCATGTACCTCAGCGGAGTCAAGGGCCTACTAATTGCTGAGCGTCAAGATACGGCCGAGGATATTTTCGAGCGGATTCTGTTTGCCTACAACAGACTTCCTGACGACGTGAAAATGCCGCTTGCTCCAGGCAAAAAGGCTGGCGCAACACAAATGCAGTTCATTCATGGTGGGGGTATTAAGGTTCTGACTGCTGGTGGTAGGTCACCAGCGATTGGTCGATCAATCGATAGACTTGTCATCACAGAGTTCGGTGAAGCTCAATGGCAACGAAAAGCTGCGATCAACATCTTCCCGACGGTCAACAAGCGACCCAACGCCAAAGTAATTCTTGAGTCTACGCCAGGACGTGCGGGATCGCATCATGAGCAGATGTGGCGCTCGGCTCTTGAGGGCACGAGTAGGTTCACACCACTTTTTCTCGAATGGTGGGAAGACGACAGTTGCCGTGAAATGGTTCAAGGCTTTCAGCCAACAGCAACTGAAATTGAATACATGAAGCGACACCCTGGTATGAGCATACACAATGTTGCTTTCCGGCGTCGGGGTCTGAATACAGAGTTTGTTGGAGACTCTAGACTGTTTTCCTGTAAGTACCCCTCGGACGCCTACGACGGCTGGTTGGGTACAACTAACCCCGTCATGCCCGCCGAAGTGCTCAAGCCATGGCTCGCCGAAGCAAAGGCTGATCCTGAGCTTTCGTACTGGGGGTCGCATGAGTTCGAGCCCCCGCAGCCGGGTCGACAGTACTTGATTACAGCAGACCCTGCCGGATTCGGTAGTACTGGTGACAAGTCCGCCCTGACAGTGTGGGATGCTGTTGAATGGAGAGAGGTGGCGTTCTGGGAGGATCGAGAAACTCCGGATCGTTTTGCTCAGAGACTCAAACAAATTCAAGCCAGATACAATCAAGCATTGCTGGCGGTCGAGTCAAATGCCACAGCGTGCATTGCCATCCTCAAAGATCAGGGCACGAGAAACCTTCTGTGGACAGACAGAAATCATCCAGGGTGGTACGCAACTCAAAAGAGAATCAAAGAATCCGAGGCACGGTTGGTGCAGATGTTGCGAGAAAAGGACCTTCGTATTCAGAGCCGTGGTACATTGCACCAACTTCTAAACTACGACGGGTCAACCAAGAAACGAGTCAAGGGTGAAGACGGTATTCTGCACCACTTCGACCGGGCGCGAACTGCCGTTATGGCGGCGGACATCTTAACGAAACGAAACTTTCAAACAAGTTCGAAACAGCCAGAGTCCACTTATATCGCTGGACAAGTTACAATCAGGCAGCTTGACGATGTTAAGCGGCACAAGCGACAAACTGCAACATCACCATTCAAACCCGCTTCCATAAGCTGGAGATAACCATGTCGAAGAAATCTGCTCGCGCACAAAAACGCGAATACAGCCCAGTAAGTACATTCAAGCCGAACGAAACGTTGCCTGAAAACGCGTCTCTAATGGATAAGGCAAAAGCTGCGGCGAAGAAGGCCGACGTAAAGGCTAAGTCTGCTGTGCTTCGAGGAGCGCAAGGTGAGAGCAAGGAAAAATTCCCGGAAGACCTACAAAAGAGTATCGATCAACTGAATAAGAAGACGAAGAGTAAGCCTGATTTCCTTGACGTGGACGGCGACGGCGACAAGAAAGAGTCGATGAAGAAAGCCGCTCAGGACAAGAAGTAGAGTTTCGTATGTCAGAAGAAATAGAAAAAGCCAAGAAGGCGGCCCGTCAGGCAGATGCTGATATGACGGCCGGAGTCACCAGCCTGACGGGTAAGAAGCTCGAGGGTGAGGCAGCCGATAAGTTCAAGAAGGCTTATGATGGGTCTGCAATGCTTCAAGCAATGTACAATCCTGACGGCACAATGAAGTCGGATATGAAAAAGATTGTGGAGTAAGCATGTCCTCACAGCTATCAAAACTGATTGACCGCCACCTAGATTTCTACAAGCGGTCAGAGAAAAAGCAGTTCGACAAGGCCCGTCGATTTTATCGAGGTGACTTCTTTACCAGTTCTGATAGCGACCTGGACACGAGCCGCAACCACTCGTTCCTTTGTTCGAAGAACCTGATCTACGCCATCGCAGATACAGCGGTGAGTGCGCTACTCGGACCCAACCCAAATGTTGCTGCAATAGCGAGCACTCCAAAGTCGCAAGACTCTGCTCCGTCAGTGACGGGTTTGCTGGAGTATATATTCCGAGTCAATCGGTTCCGGCGAAAGGCTGCAACGGCATTGATCGACGCAGTCCTCTGTAAGCGTGGCGTGTTCAAGACTGGGTGGGATGCTGACCGCGACATACCGATTGTACGGGCAGTCAACCCATCCAGCTTATTCTTCGACCTCACAGCCCGTGACCCAGATGACATCCGTTACTGGATCGAAGCTACCGTTATTTCTTTCGAAGAGTTCAAGGATCGTGTTCGATCGGGACTTTACAAGGCAGAACTGGTCAAGGATGTCGAGCCGGATCGGTTCCCTCGATGGTTGATGGACAAGAATCAGCACAGCGACACTCAACAAGTACGCGATGCGTTCAAGTGGGTCACGGTGTACGAGTACTACGATCGTGAGCGCGGTGTGATCCAGCACTACATCAAGCAAGCAGATGCCGTAGTCTTCGAAGACAAAATTGACTACATCCCGTACTCGATGTTCAGCCTCAATCAATCAGGTATCGATTGCTTGGGCCTGAGCGAGGTTCAGCTTGTCCTTAAGCAGCAAGAGACAATCAACGATCTGCTGACGCACATGAAGCAGATCACGTATTTGCAGATTCCGCGTATTCTGTACGATTCCGGTCGGATCACAGAAGAAGACCTCAACAAGGCTGTAGAGGCTAGCGCAGGCTCGTTTGTTGGAATCAATCCATCAAACAGCGAAAGCCTGCGTAGTCTGGGCACCATCTTTTACGAGATGCCTCAACCTCAGAACCCTCAGGGTGTACAAGAGTTTGTTGCCCGCCAGGAAGACGATGCCGCATTCATCTCAGCCCTCGCAGAAGCCGCACGGGGCCAGGTTGTCGGTGCACGTACCGCAACCGAAATGGCTATCATTGACGCCCAAATGCGAACACGACTTGCCACAAGAGAAGGCCATCTCAACGACGCAATCGAAGACGTCGCGCGCAAAGCCTTCTACTTGAGTAAGAAGTACATGCGTGAGCCAAGACTCATTCGTGTCGCGGGTGATCGTCGTTGGGCAGAGTTGGCACACAAAGACCTGCGCGACATCGAAGTTGATTTCGAAATGGTCTCGTACAACCCGATTCGAAAGAACCCAAGTGTAATGATCGAGAGCTTGCTTCAGATGATTCCGTTTCTCGCAGAGAACCCGAACGTCGACATGCGGAAGCTTACCGAAGAGATCATCTCCGGTATGGGTCTGTCACGGCGCATCATCATCCCACAGGCGGAGCTTGAGGCTATGCAGCAAGAGCAGATGGCACAGCAAGGGGCTGCGATGCAGGCTGAGGCTGCCGCAAGTCTCGGTGGTGCGGCTGGCGGTGAAGCATACATCGAACAGCAAAAGATCGCTCAGCTACAACAGTTGCTCACTCAACTACCACCTGAGGAAGCGCAGCAGCTTGCGGCCCAAGTTGCAGAGCAAACAGGTATTGATATTCCTGTGGCCGGGCCGGAAGGTCAAGCGTAATGGCACTCTCGAAACGAGATAAGATCCGTAAGGCTAGCCTTCTCAAGAAGCACAGGCTCAAGGGTGTGAACGTACCAAAACGCACACCTGATCACCCAACGAAGAGCCACATTGTTCTCGCTCAGGAGGGCAGTCAACTGAAGCTGATTCGATTCGGCGAACAGGGCGCAAGCACCGCAGGGAAGCCGAAGAAGGGTGAAGGCGAACGCATGAAGAAGAAGCGCAAGAGCTTCAAGTCTCGTCACCGCAAGAACATCGCCAAAGGCAAGATGAGCGCTGCTTACTGGGCAGACAAGGTGAAATGGTAATGGCTACGTACCAGGAAATGATGGAAGAACTGAAGCAAGGAGCACGCAAGGCGGACGCTTGCCCCGCCGCTACTCAAGACGTAGAACTGAACCTAGAGAACCGACAAGATGCTCTAGATACTAAGGAGTACGGGCCCGCAAACCCAGGACTCGACGACGAGGGCGGAAACGAAGAGTTCTGGCAGCGGTATGCTGACCGGTTCAACGATACCGTCGAGAACGTAATGAGCATGCGCTGCGGCAACTGCTCCTTCTTCGATACCTCTGAAAGCATGAAAGAATGCATCGAAACGGGTATCGGACCTGACGGCGACCCTGAGCAAGCTGTTGAGGCTGGTGAGTTGGGGTACTGCTCCGCACTCGACTTCAAATGTGCGTCTCAAAGAGTCTGCATCATCTGGGCGGGGAGGGCAGCGTAATGGGCAAAAAGTCTAAAAGTAAAGTGAACGAGGCCGGTAACTACACAAAGCCCGGAATGCGTAAGAGATTGTTCGAAAGCATTAAGGCTGGTGGGAAAGGCGGAAAACCCGGTCAGTGGTCCGCACGTAAAGCTCAAATGTTGGCCAAGCGGTACAAAGCGAAGGGCGGGGGTTACAAAAACTAATGGCCAAAGCAAAACCGCAACGGGATCTAGATCAGTGGACCGAAGAGGATTGGGGTACCAAGTCAGGTAAGCCCAGTGTTCAAGGTCCTGACGCTACGGGTGAGCGGTACAAGCCTGCGGCTGATCATGCCGACGACACGCCCCAACAAACTGCTGCGGAAACACGGACCAAGCGCAAGGCAACCAAGGAAGGCAAGCAATTCGCCAAGTACAAGAAAAAAGCTAAGCGACAAAAGATTAAGGACGCCGTCGAAGAACGTCGAACTGCATAGGAAACATCATGAGCGAAAAGAACGAGCCAAAAAAAGTTCCACTTCCAGTCAGGTACAAGCCAATGAAGAAAGACTACGGTGCGGGACATAAAAGAAGCGCCCTGCGAGATGCAGTCAAAAAGAAGAAGGCTGCTACGAAAAAGAAGCAAATGGCCACGTACACGTCGAAGTACAAGTCAAAGGACTAGAAGATGGACGAGTACGGCAAAAAAATGATGGACCTGCGCAAGGGTCTACCTCAGGTCATCGATTTAGGTGGTAAGGGTGAGGCTGGTACGGGAAAGATAACTGTGCCTAAGGGAATGTCGCCCCTTCAAGAAGCTACCTACCGAGAAGCCATCGCTCGACGTCAAAGTCCTGGCAGCTTCGCTAAATTTGACGAGATAAAGAAACAGGCTCAAGAAGCGACCAGGAAAAAGCTGGGCAAAAAAAGGCCGACTTACTTCCCCCAAGAAACCCGAACAGAAGAAGGTCCACGCCTCGCCGCGAAAAAACTATTCGAAGATATCGGTATGGGGTCTGAACCGGTCAGCAGTGACGAGTTGACCGAAGCTGAAAAGAAACAGAACGAGTTGAATCAGATCGCAAACAGTGCGGACTTGCTCATGAAAAGCGGCGGTTACGATAACCGAGAGGAGGCTGAGCGGGACGCTGAAATGATGCTATCTACCGGCAGCGGCGTACCGCAGATCGCCAAGAAAAATCCCATCAAAGAGACGGCTGACGTCATGAAACCATTTGATCCCGCGAAAGATACAAGGGATCAGTATGGGAGCGAAGAGTTTGGTATAGACGCATCAGAAAAGAATTACGCTGAAAACTATGCGGATCAAGACCCAGTCTCGACTTCGTACGTAATTAGAAATGGAGCAATCCTAGAGAAGCAAGTATTTGATGATGGTTCTGTGTTCTTTCTCACTGAAGACGGAGACCCGCTTCAACAACACAGTCAGCCATCGATACCGAAGCCACGCGTAGAGCAGGTTGGGGAGGATTCAGAGGGTAACCCGAAGTATCAGCAACAACTCCCAAACCTATATGATTACAGTATGTTTTTCGGAGAAGACGAGTAATGAGTCTGATAATGAACAACGTTGAGTGTACGGGTTGCGACTTCTTCGAGGAAGAGGCGATCTATCGCAGAGCAGACGGACCCGATCCATGCCCTGAGTGCGGTAGCGAACGTAAGATGAGCTTCCGGGGGCTTCGCTATGCAATCCATGGTCAGGGACCAGGATCATTCGCCGCAGTCGACTTCGGCGTACTCGGTAAAGCCGAAACCAAAGAAGACTATGATAGATGCATGGCTACTATCCAACAGCGATTCCCGAACAAGCGCATCAACATTCAGGGCGAAAGTTCGAGTCAGAAAGCAGAAAGGCTCGACACGATTCGACACAACAGTTGGAAGCGCAAGAAGGCTGTCGGGCTCAACGATAAAATTATCAACGAAGTATCGACCCACAAAAAGCGGCTAGCGTCGGAAGGCAGAAAGGAAACTCGTAGCCCCGCCCAACTCGTAGGAAACAAGTGATGCCCGACCCCAGCATCAAGTCACTGCTATCGGATATCGAGCTTGTAGAGTACGCAAGCCACATGGCAGACATGCAGGAAAGGCAACTTAAGGAAGTAAAAGACGACACTATGAGAGACGCTAAAGTCATTCGAGATGTCGTTACCGGTGAGCAAATTACCGTACCCAATAAATTCATCCGTTCTATTGGAATAAAGCCAGCTTTCGAACTGATGAGACCCGATTTGTTTCAGGAATTCACCGAACAAAATTCATAACCCCACTGGTAATCTTACCAACATGTAATAGGATAGTCCCATGGCCGAACAACAATCAATGCCCGCACAAACCCAACCTGAGATGGACGAGATCAAGCGTATTCTCGACCAGGCTGATGCAGAGATGGGTGATGCGGAGGCTGCCCCTGACATGGCTGCGGAAGGTGCAGACATGGCTCAAGAGGGTGCCGTCGAAGAACAAATGGGCGAGGCCGCAGAAGCTGAGGCAACCGAGGGTGTCGACCTCAAGCCTCTCATGGAGACTCTGGGAGCAACAGAAGAGCGCGCACAAGAACTGTACGACGCTGCTCAACAGATCCCAAAGTTTGCAGGCAAGACGGCTCAAGAGCTTTCTGACATGATTGCGACTGATTTTGATGTTCTAATGCAGCTTGAAATGGTTGCTGCTCGTGGCGAAGGCGGAGCTATGGGCGCACCGGCTGCAGAAGCTCCAATGCCAGCTATGGGCGGTGAGATGCCCGCTGGTGAAATGATGCCGCCAGAAGGTATGTAATATGTGGGACGAGGACAACGAGGCCGTTGAGGGCGAACAGACTGAAGTTGCGGAAACATCCGAGACTACAGAAGCGCCCGCGTCAACCTCGGAAGCCGTAGATGTGCAAGCCTCGGACAGTGGTTCAGAGGCTGCACCTGAGGTTTTCGACTGGAACGGTGAGCTTGAAAGCCTTCGGCAAGAGCAGTGGTTCAACGAACTTGATGAGGGCATGCGTAGTTCAATGACGCGCGGGTTCGAAACCAAGTATCAAAACTGGGCTCGAGGCTATCAAAAGAAGTTTGATGAGTTGTCCAAGCAACGACGAGAGGCCGACAAGGTTCTCGAAGCTGCGAGAGCACAAGAGCGTAAGGTCATGCAGTGGCTGCACGGAGACGTGGATCCTCTGATCGAGAAGCAAAAAGAGATCGACAGCCTCAAGGTCGCCCACCAATCCGCACTCGAAGCACTCCGAGAGCGTGCTGAGATGGAACACGAAAAGGTGAAGAAGTCATTCGGCAATGAGCTGGAGGAGGCTATTGCTGCTCGTGACAAGGCTATCCAGCAGCACAACGAACTCCAGAATCAAATCGAGGAGTTCGAGAAGCAAGTCACCGAACAAGAAGTCGATGGTATCGAAAAATACATGATCGAATCTGCTTCGGACATTTATGAGAATGACGAAGCATTCGAAGACTTTCTCTTGGCATGGAAGGCTGGTGCTGACATCGATAAGGCAATCAAGATGGTTCGCGCGCTCTATCCGCAACAGACCGAACCGGAACCAGAGCCTGAGCCAGAACCAGAGCCGGTGCCTGAAGGTATGAAGCTTATGAACATGAAGCCAGATACCGCCGCCGCGACAGAGGGTGGGAACCCTCAAACGTTTGAAGAGATGATGCAATCTCTGAAGAGAGAGGGTCAACGCGAAGCTGACATCCTGCGCAACGCGTAAATAAAAAACCCCCGACGGCCTAAGCTATCGGGGGTTTTTGTTTGTCTAAGTATCTTAGATACTTTGGAACTTGATGTACGGACGAACAACTCCGCCAGTAACTTGAGCGGATGCCGCATGGCGAATGTGGATCGTACGCGCTGTCGAAGAGTACAGAGGTGATTCTGCAACAAACGTAATTGATGCCGCACCCTCACCCTGAGCGCCCGAAGCAACGCTCAGCGCTGAACCAGCGTCGACAGCCGTATTAGAACTCATCAGTGCTGCGGAAGCGCAAATCTGCGTTCCTCCGGCGGAGGTGCCTGCTGTGATGTTGATGTTACCGCTAGATCCTGCAATCGCTGTGGTTACAACAATACCGAGATCCACGAGGACTGTCCCTGCGGGCTGTGTGATCGTGAAATCAGTGTTGTGTGCCGAACTCTGAATGACTGAGGTCGAGTCAGCGTATGCGATACCCTCAACGGAAGCGAAGCTCTGTGGTGACAGAAGGATCGTTCCGCTTGATCCAACAGTAAGAACAACACCAACCTTGAGAGCGCTAACCCCAGGTGTAAGACTGAAACTACCAGCAGTGTCCGACAGGAACACAGGGGCTCCAATCGCAGAGCCTGTAGTCGTCACACCCTCAACCATCTTCCAGGGAAGAGCGACAGGTGTGTAATCCCCACTGCTCGCTGCGTAATCTGCAACGTACATCAGCGAGTTGTTCAAGGTAGCCGCGCCGTTAGCGTCGGCCTTCGCGACCTTAAGGAAGTCACCCTGTACACCGGTCACAGAAAGAATATCGCCTGCAGCGCAGCCGCCATCGACGTAAACCTTAACCGCGTTCGAACGGTGCTTAGTTACGCCAGGTTGAATTTGTGATTGCTTAAAAGAAGCCATTTGATTCTCCAGCCCCTCAAGGGGGTTTCAATACGCAAAATCGCGTGGCACAACTATATCACGGGCGCGAGAATTTAAAAGACGTCCCAGCCGTCGTCAGACTCAGCTACTGTTACCGGTGGTTGCAGCGGCTTAACAGCTTCAACCTTCCGGCTAATCTTTTCTGTTGATTTAATTTTAACGTTCGCAGGATCGAATACAACGACTTCTGGCGGCGTACCGCTTGCCGCTTTACCTATGATTGAGTCATATCCTGCGTCTTGAGCGATAAGCTTTGCCTTCTTAGCTACTGAGGGTTGCGGTCTTGCAGCTTGACCAATGCCTCCTCCTATCAAAGAATTATAAATCTGTATTGGATTAACGTTCTCGCTCTCAAGCATCTCTAGCTCTTTCGTCCGACCATGCTTTTTTAAGGCCCTAATCCAATTTTTCCTTTCCGAACTAGTAAGGGTCAACGACCCCCCGAGGTTAAGGGGATTTTTAATATCAACCTCAACGGTCATTAGGTTTCCCGACTCTGGCGCGGGGCCACCCAGTACCGAACTTTTAGGTATTTTCAGAGCAAAGCCTCGAGCTAACTCACGGTCCGCACTTAGATAAACGCCTGCCCCATATTGACCCGTAGGGCTAACGCGAAACTCAGTAAAACTTTTCGGTGAACCAACGTAAAGTTCTACTTTTCCACCTTTGGACAACTGTTCGACCGTCAGTGGTTTACTTAGTTTTTTTTTCACTTGGTCGGCGGCTCCGCCCGTCTCTTCGAGCAACTGACGATCCCTCATTGCCTGCCGCTTCATGGCGTCGACTTGCTCAAAATAGTCTGCCTCGTCACCGACGAAGCCACCTCGGGCAGCAGCTTGCTCCGCCCGAACCTCGCGCTCAAATTCTTCTTGTGACTGAGGTTTAGGTTTCGCCGCCTGCTTCTTCGGGGCGCGTTTTTCGAGCTTGTCCAAGCGCTCGGATACATCGCTCGGCGAGAGCGCACCACGCTCGAGCCTAGCCTTCGTGTTGCGTAGGCGCTCTACGATTACGTTGGACTGACCACCAGCAAGCCCAGCCTTGTCTGCATCCGCAATGAGCTTGTCTAACCGACTAACAGTTTGAGCCTTCAACTCATCATCTGCTGTCGGCTTCTTCTTAAGTCGAGGCAGGTCCTTCGCCGGTGCCTGCGGCTGTCCCCCTCTTGTTCGGCCCGTGCGCCTCCTGTCAGAGATGTCACGGTCGTCTGACGCAGACTTGAACCCAAACTCACCCTTCTTGTTGCGGGTGACAACCATGCCCCCAGCCTTAGCTGCGTCAAGCTGCTTACGAGCAGCGTCATAGCTCTCAGCCGGCAGACTACGCAGGTAATCCATCTCAATCTGATTGTACTGAGTTGGCTTGGCCGCCTGCTGTGCAGCCTCTTTCTGTGCGGCCGACTCCGCAATACGGCGCTGAATTCGCTGCCTACGTCGCCGCTCCAAATTAGCTGCACGCTTATTGGTACTTTGAGTAGTAAACTCCTCATACTGCTGCTTAGTCATGTAGAAGTTCGGTACATCGGCCTCTGTAGGCTCGGGGCCCCTCTCCCTACGGGGCTTCGCCCTGTGAGCCTTCTTAAGCTGCTCAAGCTCCATCTGAGCGCCTGGACGGACAAATTGTGTCTGACCCCGACGGATGACCTTGCGAGGCCCTGTAGGTGTAGGTCCAGAGCCATACTCTTGCGCCGGGTCCTTCCGTGAGCCCCTCAGACGCTTAGCCTCATCCAGTTCGCGCGCACGACCACCCGCAACGAACGTTCCCTGACCACCCGCAAACTCGCCGACACTACCCTTGCCGTACAAATCTCTATCGATTTCAGAGGTCAATCGCTGCGCCTTACCCGCTGCCTCGGCCCGTTGCCGATCAGACCGCTCCCGCTCTTTAGTACCCGCCTTCTTAAGTTTCGCGTCTGAACGCTTTGACCTCTTTACCTTAGCCAAAAAGTCTTTCTCGCCCTTCTCGAGCGTCCTCTCTACTCCGATGTTCTGAACCAGAACCTCAAGCTTCTCATTCATCTCCTTGATGCCCTGAGCATCAGTAAGCTCACCTGCATCGACTCGGCGCTGGACGTCATTAATAACCTGACGCCCCTCGACTCTCAGAGGATGGTCTGCCGGAACTGATTTCATGGCCCTAATAGCCTTACCAGGAATGAACGGAACCAGAGCCCCTGCGAGACCAATACTTGCGATCTGACCAAGCTCAGAAGAGCTTGCGTCATCCATTACGCCACGACCCAACTGAAGACCCGTAGAAGTCAAATCAGAGATCGGTGTAGGGTCGACTAATGATAGACGGTCTGCACCCTTAATCATCTTATCTATTGGACGCTGACCGTAAAGTGCAGACTTGGCCTTCTGCTCTTCTTCAAGCTGCTTCTCTTGCTCTGGAGTCAGATCACCGAAACCCGCACCCTTAAGAGGGTCTTCGGCGTCGGGGCTGGGCTGAAGTTCGGGAGGAAGAGTACCGAAACGTGCAGATGTAGCCTCACGTTTCTGCCGCATGATGCGGTCGTAGTCTGTCATATCAGCCATCTGTCACTCTCAGGATTTGAGCTTCTTACGTTGTTGGATATTAGCAATGCGCTGTTGGCGGCGTTCTTTGAGTGAGCTAGCAGCGGCATCCTTACCGCCTCCAGCGCTAAGCAAACCAACGCCAAGCGTCGTTGGTGCTACGAGCGCCGCAGTAGTCGGAGCACCCAACTTCTTGGCACCCTTCACCGCGAGACTTGCGCCGGAGTACTTACCAATCGCCTTACCAATCTTACCGAACATAGAAACTCCTACGCCAAAGTAGCATAACTAGCCTGTATTTTTAAGGCCATAGTTGTCTTTTGCCCACCCAGCACCCTTCAACGCAAAGCTGGTCAAGGCAACACCTTTCTTCATGCGCTTGTCGCAGTCTGGACAATCAGGCCAGATGTCATCGAACTTCTGAAGGATTTCCATCTTCTTATCGCAAGCGTTACACTCAAAAACGTAAAGAGGCATAATGACTGATCCTTCTAAAAAGTTTCCCTGCACGATGTGCGGTGCTTGCTGCCGAAAAGTTGGTGAGATCGTGATTGCAGCAGAATCACAAGGACAGAGCCTGGGATATGACTTCCCCGTCAACGACGACGGTTCATGTGGACATAGCATACCCATAATCGACGCTGAAGGCAAAACAGCGATGAGTTGTGAGATCTACCGCAACCGGCCGGACATCTGCCGGATAGAGCTTTGTGTCCCGTCCGATATGACGTCAGACGAGTATCACAAAGTGACCGCCATGCACTGCAACCTGATGCAAGAGCAGTACGGTATCGAAAGCAGATTTCGAGTGAAGCTATAGGCGATACGACATATAGTGCGTTGGTATGTTTGACACGCTATATAGGTAGCAGTTACCATCAAACAGACCCAAAAGGTCAGTCCGACAAAGCTTACGCCCGATCAGATTCTCTCCTCTGGTCGGGCGTTTTCTTATTCCGTCAAACGCTTAATCTGACCTGCTTTGCCCTTGACCGCGTCGACATATGTCTTCATCGGCTCAGTCTCCGCGACCGCTTGCAACATTCGACGCTCCATACCCCCTTGACCATCCCCGATTATCAAATCTGTTACTGTAGGGTCAACATTCTGGCGAATCATTTTTCCGTAAGCTTCTTTGAGATCACTACTCGGCGCAGACAAATAACTTTTGTACAAACCGGCCAAGTACGGATCATTTTCAATTCCGTAACGTTTCACCAAAGACTCAACAGGCTCTGTGCGTGCGGCAATACGTTGAGCGTCAAGCGACTGTTTGAATGCAGTTTGCTGATCGTCAGTTCCTTTAGGCACTCGAAAACCAGCATACTCTTCCCGCGACTTGAATGCTTTGTCCGCATCCTTCTTCCGTTCGATCTCAGACTGTATCTCAGCGAACTTACTGATCCGCATCGGATCTTCGACGGGTGCTTTTGGGTCAGCCATTTCAATACTCCTTGTGACTTCCGTACGGGTTGTGGTCACCATAGGACTTGTGGGGCTTCTCATCCGAATCGTCGTCGGAATCCTCAGACTTATCGTCGCCATGCTCCTTACCGTACATCTCCTCGCAGATCTCCATAAGCTTATCGGCTTGACCCGCGTGCATCTTCGACGCCTTGTACAGTTCCTTGGCCATCTCCTTCATCGCCATGTGAGGATCGTCGGAATACTTGTCTTCCTTCTTGGGACCCTCGTCATCATCGCCCTTCATCATTTTTTTCTTCGCCTGAACGTAGGAATCGCCATCGAAATCCGGCATATCGTCCCCGATTACCTCGCGCTTCGCCATGATGATTAGTTTTGGTGCCATTCCGTGCATGATTCTTCCTTTTGTGGCTAGTTTCCGCCCGATGCTGCGCCACCAGCTACGATTCGGGCCAATCGTTCGTCGAAATCTACGTCTACAGTAACGCCCACCCGCGTTTCTGCCGACTCTGTCTGCGGAGTAATGCCACATCGGTCCAATATGGCCTCTGATGCCTTGACTCGGTCCCGTGGCTGCGCACCTACGTCCGTCGCCACCTCCAGAAGCGCGCTCAATGCGGCCTCAGCCGCCTCTTGCAGTCCCTCACCCAGCACTTTTTGGCGTCGTTCCGCCCCATCTTGGATTGCTTCGACGAATTCTGGCTCTTTTGACCAGGACCAGACCGTGGTTGGGCGAATCCCAAGCCTACGGGACGTCGTCGCCACCGTATAACCGGCTCCAAGTAGGCTCTTGGCCGCCGATTTCAGCTCATCGTTGCCGGCAAAACGTGTCTGCTCCGCCAACATGGCTACAACTTCGGACTCACCCGCAGGTACGACAGTGCGGGGCACAAGTTGGAGCCCATCTGCGGGCGGCAAAGTCGGTTCAGGACGTTCTGATTCGTCTTCCATTGTCCCACATTACCCTGTAGGAAAAGTATTAACAAGCTCAGAACGATTTCCTACTCTTCAGGTTCGCCCTTGGGACCCACGAACTTGGATACAAAGTATTCTGCTGCGGATTCCTGGTTCTCAATGGGCATAAAGTCTTCTACGGGGTACCGCGTGCCCACCGGGTCCAGATTAAATGAAGCGATAAAGGGTGTGTGGGGCCCCGCCCAGCACCCCTCAACGTTGTAACAAAAGTAATCGAGCGCTTCTTCGAACGTTGAACCCTGTGCCATGAGTATCTCGAGGCACTTTTCGCGATTGTACAACGCGATTGGCTCTGTACCGCACCGCGCGATGATACCAACCAACGCGTCGTCAAACCCATCGTACATGATGGCTTCAGGATTTAACTCCTCAAGCGTGGAAATAATGTCTGCTGGCGTGGAAATCTCAATACTCATTACGCTGACCATCCATAAGGTACGATGTGACCTGGCCCATACGGTGTTGTTTGGACTTTAATTGTCTTACCCGTCCCATCGACACCGTCATATGCATCGACCCCTTGTAGTGCAGGGTCCGGAGACCAGTAAAACACCATGGTTTCTTCACCTGCTCGACCCCAATAACGACGCCAACCCTGACGCTCGTAGTAAGAATGCACATCCGCCTGGGAATCGGGGATGCGTTCGCCAGTACCCCAACGATGCCAACCATCAGGAAGTCGAATCATTCCAGAATTATCGAGGTCAAGATCCTCGGCGACCTCGACAGGCGTAGCCTGACTGGACTCGGCGGAGGCTTTTGGGGCAGCGGCAGGGGTTGCGCTGACGGTGGTGGTAGCCCCCGGCGGTGGAGGGGCGAGATTTGCGTCCTTCAACCCGCGAACCAGTGCGAGACGCGCAACGGTAGCACGCGTAACCACCATGCCAAGCTCGCGAACGGCATCGGACTCGCTGATAATGGGCACCAGTTCGTCCAGTTGAGCAAGGATCTTATCGTCGATCGGTACTTCGATTGTTTGCACGGAGCCTCCAGGTCAGCAACCTACCACGGGTGGGTTATCGTGACAAGGCGGTAATACCATTATGGTAAGGTGTTTTGGGAAATGTGTTCGGTTCGGAAAACGCCCCCACAATAAGGTACCATGGAGGTTCAATGTTGGGTGTACCCCCCCACCCCTATGGTCGGCGTTTTACTTAGAGTACCGGCCGGACTTTCTTTCTTAGTGGTTCTGTGTAGGGTGGAGGACTAGACTATCTAACTGGTTGTATCTACTATCCTTTTTCCTGGAGGGGGGGAGATATTATCTATCTATCTGAGTAGACTAACGGCCGGGATACGATGGTGTGGTTGGGCGAATGTCTCCGATCCTCCTGGGTGATATCTGAGCCCAGGCCCTTGTCCCGACCCGCCATTTAGTCCTACCACCGGGCCAGAACCCTAGGGCAAACAAAGAGTATTTTTCCTCACTCCGTTCGAACCTGTCCCAGGGAAAAATCTTCCTTTCTTTCCCCCATGAACCTGACCAGGTGGTTTGACTATGGCGTGATCGGGACAGGACCCGGTCACAGACATCCACCCACTCGTCTGCGAGAGGATCCAATGAGTTCTATGAAAGACCTCTACCTCGAGCAGCTCCGACCCATGGACGGCCAGCAGCCGCTGTGGCACGAGCACGCTCGACCCAAGACAGCGGCGCCGGCCAAGCCAGCGTCACCCACCACCCCGAGACAGCAGTTGCTGTTCCCCGCACAGGAGATTGCGAAATGAGCCCATTCGAGAAACACCACCAGTCGACACCCGACCAACACGTCGAAGCCGCGCAAGCGAGATGGCGGTTGAAACTCCGCGTCTGGTACATGCGTGAAAGATACCAGCGGTCACTTGAGGTATGTCGAGCATTCGAGAACCTCGCTACCGGGGCCTACACTCCGCACCAGTACAAGAAAAACTGGTGGCACAGCGGAGACTGGTTCCCCGAAACCTACAACCCGGACCACTGGGTGATGCCCGACGTTGGTCAGCCTCACCGGGTTGTCTTCACGTTTGACCCACTTCCGCCACCGGCTGAGTGATTCCACTGCGTGCTCATCGGTCCTTCGGCCCGATGACCGCTCTGTGAAATCAGTCACAATATCAACCACTTAGGAGGCCACATGGCTTATTCCGAATGCCGAGACTTTGAGATCGGCTTGATGCTCCAACAAGATCCTCGTGCCGCAGAGGCCAGCCGTGAAGCTGAGCAGGAAGCTGCTGCTGCTGATTGGCTTGCTTTCCAAAACTGGGCCGAAGATCGCAAGATCCCACCTGAGTGCTGGGACGCTTGGCTCGACAACGGTCACATTCACCCTGAGTATCGTCCCGACCTTGAGACCTGTATCTACTGCGGCGCCGTTGACGTGTACGATTGCATCTGCGACCACCGCGACGACGAGTTGACCGATTGGACACAGGACCAAGAGATTCCCTTCTAAACCCTAAACGACCTGGAGGTCACATGTTCTGGTTCATCCTTATGATTCTCATCCTGGTGTTCGGTGGCATCATCGCTCCACTGCACTTCTCCGGCTATCTGCGAATCGACGTAGACAAGTGGGTCAAGCGGTTCGAGAACGCACTACTGATCATCGCTGCGCTGTGCATGCTAGCGATCCCCGTCTGGTACGAGTTGTGGTTGCGCGGCTACCTAAACTCTATGCAGTAACACAGCGTAACACGATGTAACACGAGCAGTGTTACGGCAAAGACTAGGTTGTTCCTAGCATTCTCAACAGTGTAACACTGTAACACTACTTTTATAGTATGTACTTACGTCACGAGAGAGACAGTGGGTTTTGAGCAAACGAACTAACGCTAACCCACTGCTCATCTACGTAACTGTGTCCTATTCACGGATTCAGTGTTACAGTGTTACACCACGCGATTACCCAGGTTCTTCCTGCTGTTTCGCGTAACACACCGCCTGTTACGTTGTGTAACGCCACTCGAGCCATCAGCCGAAAAGGCAGGTTCAACCGAGCGCAACGACGTAACACTATGCTTTTGCCGAAGACGGCAGAAACCTCAAACCGACCAGGAGGTCAACATGCCAGAAGAGATCTGGATCGTACTCAACACCACAGGTGAAATCATCTTCGAGCCACTCACAATCGAGGTGGCTTTGGAATGGATCGACTGGTTGAATCTGAAAATCGTATCCATCGCAGACGACGGCACTGACCTGCAATACATGGTCATCCCTGCATGATGGCACTGCAGGGAAAACATCTCATCCAGTGGGTGAAAGATGTTTTCCCTTCCGTGCAATCAAGCACCCGCCGACGGTCGGACACCGTCATCTCCCTAAAAACGACAGGAGTCATCATGACTACTTCACGTACGCGCACGTCCGCTAAGCTTCAACACATTCCCGTCGCTGACACGATGGACTTCATCTCAGGTGACGCCGTCATCTGGGGCAAGGTTCCCAAATGGAAGCGCGACGAGGATGGCCAGTGGGTCCAGAACGGTACCCGCCATCAGTGGATCGCACGCTTCCTGCGGGGTCCGGACGGCGAGCACATCCACTTCTACTGCGCCAAGATCGAGGAGGCACGTAAGATCTACGTCGAGGGCTTCCTCACCCACCGCAAGGACATGCTCGCCCGGATCAACGCCTGCGTATCCATGTCCTTCGGGTTGCAGAGCGAGTGGATGAAGCCGGTCGTTGTCTTCCTCGATCCGCCTAATGCCAAGAAGACAACCAAGCCTTGGGTCTTCGTCAAGCCTTACGACTACGAGGACAAGCACGGCAATCTCAACAGGTTCCGTGGTCCGTACGGCCTCCAGGTCGAGGCGTTCGAGAGCAACCCCGGTCCCCGGATCTACCTCCAGGGTCGGTACGTTGATCCTACCGAGGTCTCCGATCTTCAGATTGACACGACCTTGAACGACGCCCAACTCTCCTACGTCGAGAAGGTTGCAGGCAGGGCTGACAAGGTTGCTTGGGCCAACGCTGTCCGAGCAGGAGAACTTCCAGGATTCTACGATCCGTACACTGGCTAGAGCCCATTGCATTCCTACCAGGCCTTCGGGTCTGGTGGGTCTACTGTGCGCTTTATCCTTTCCCTAAAACAACAACAGGAGGGCATCATGTCCCGACGTCAATACCGTGTGATCGTTGCTGGTTCGCGCACTGCATCCAGCGTTTACATCTACTCCTTACTCGAGCGCAAGCTTGACCGGATTCTGAAAAACAAAGCTGTGACCCACGAGATCATAATCGTTTCAGGCACAGCCAACGGCGCAGACAAACTCGGTGAAGAATACGCCCGTTCCCGATTCTTCAAGGTCGAACGTTACCCGGCAGACTGGGACCAATACGGCAAGCGTGCAGGCTACATCCGAAATGCGGAGATGGCAACAGACGCCGACGCCCTCGTCGCACTCTGGGACGGAGAGTCTCGAGGCACAAAACACATGATCGCTATCGCAAATCAAATGGGTCTTCCTACCCGAATCATCAACTTCAAGGAGCAATGAATCCAATGTTCACACATAAATGGCAACGACGCGAGGTTTACAACTGTGCAAGTGGGCTGTCATTCAGCATGCAAGTTTCTGAACGTCACTACTGCACTCCGCAAAACAACACCGGTCCTTGGACGCACGTTGAAATCGGATTCCCAAACAAACGTGTAGAAGAGTTCATGCCTTACGCCGAGAACCCGAACAACCCAACAGGCACTACCTATGGATGGGTACCACTGGAAGAGGTGCAAAAGGTCATCCGCAAAAACCGCGGTCTCATCAGCGAAAGCGCTGTGCGGTTCACAGTCCTTCCTTCCCTACAACGGATTCACGAATCAAACAGGAGGTCGTCATGACCATCAACTTCTGGGGCTTCTCATTCTCAAATGGTGAGGACCAAAACATCAACGAAACTCGTCACTCCGGTGATGCTCCACGCACACTCTGGGACAAGGAGGCCGAGGCAGCCGCTCAAGCAGCACCGGTCACCATCATCTTCCCAACCAATGAACAACAACAGGAGGCGGCGAAGTAATGTTCATCTTCCAAGTCGCCCTTCTTCTCATCTGCACTTCACTATTCACGGTCGCGTACTGCGAGGCCATCGACCCTCGGAGGTCCTAATGCCACAACTATTCTCTGTTTACTGGTACGACGATGAGGGCAACCAACATCGTGAACGTTACCTTGAATCTCTCGAACGATGCCGCGAAGCATTCGACAGACTGACGATGGGCCCAGCAGTTGCGCTCGGCGTCATCAAACAAATCAAAATCACAGACAGCATGGACTGTCTGGTCCTAGACCTCAGCCGCCAAGGTGGTCGCTGGGTCGACACAACCAACCTCCCACCTACTTGCTAAGGAGTTCATCATGGCAAACCACGTAATGATTTTTGGAAACCTTGGGGCTGCACCTGACACACGTCAGACTGCTTCCGGCCTCGCAGTCACTAACCTCAGCGTTGCAACCAACGAGCGCGTCAAGCAACAGGGCGAGTGGACCGACCACACCGAGTGGCATCGCGTCACCGTCTTCGGCAAGCAGGCCGAGGTCTGCAATCAGTTCCTTGCCAAAGGCTCGAAGGTGCTGGTGACAGGAAAACTGCGGACACGCAAGTTCACCGACAAGCAAGGCCAGGAGCGCTGGTCAACCGAAATCCTCGCCGACAGCGTCGAGTTCGGCAGTCGTGCGAACGGCAACATGGGCAGCGCCCCTCCACCATCTAACTCTCCTGCGCCAGCAGCACCCGCTCCATCAAGCGCCTGGCCCGAGGATGAGATCCCATTCTAAGGGAGAAGCAGTTTGCGGTCTGCTTACCAAAACCGCATCTCCTTCCAACAACAGGAGGCCTCATGCGCCTACCAACTGACGACGAGGTTGAAGCTTGCAGCTACTACGCCCGCCTCAACAGCCTTATCTTCCACCTCGACCTCGCACCTGAGCACGTAATCGAAATGCTTCTGGCATTGATCGCCCGTGATTCCGACATCGAAGATGAACGCTACGCAAACATCTACCGCCACATCATTACCACCCTTCGCACAGACACAACAAAGGAGCACAACGATGGACGTCAATCTTAGAGTGTGGCCACACAAACAAACCGAGCTAGTCTGCATGTACCGAGAGGACTCCATGCGATTCCTCGAGACCGCCAAAATCCACGAGCGCAACGCAACGCTACGTGGTCAAATCAACCGCGCCATCAGCCTGGACAACCACCAGGTACATCACCGAGCTGCACGAGAGATTGCAGTAACTGACCAGCTCGACCCGCTAATCACCAAGCTCGAGCAAATGCTAAAGCGGATGCGCGACATGAGGTACTGGGACTACTGCGGATTCGAGGGATACACCGACTACAAACTCGAGGTAGCTGCAACGGCACTTGCGCTCGGCTCCTGTATACCCTGCGCCGATCACGACCCTGGTTCTGACCATGCAATGATCCAGGCCCTACAACAGGCCGATCCAGAAGAGTAAGTCATTTTTTGGTTTGTGTTTTCTATTTACTTTTGATATACCGTATTGGTAACAGGAGCTACATCATGTCCGACTCAATCACAATCAATGGGAACGACGTCGTCTTCGCACCCGGAGTCATGCGCTGGTGCATGACTTGCGACGCCAAAACCTTCGACAAACAGGCTCGGGACTGGTCTGCACGGATGTTTGCCTTGTCGGGTTTCCTGCCCGATCTCACAGCCGGCCAGCTGCGGGCAATAGCAACAGGCCACATGTCTTGGACCGTAGACGAAGAGGCAAACACAATCACTCTAACACCGCAGGAGCAATCACCATGACTGAGGAACAAGACCAAGAGCTGTACGCAATGGCCCGCGCCATCTGCAAAACAGGCAAACAGATCAACAGTTCATTCGGTAAACGTCTGTCCTACATGATCAACCACATGCAATCACCGGAGGCATACGCCCGCTACATCAACGACCACGCCAACCATACAGCAACGATGACCAAACTCATCTACATGCTCAAAACCTGGGAAGAACTATGAACATCACAGACCTCGAACTCGAAGCACTACGCAAGTTCAACAACGGCAAAAACGCTGCGGCACTCGCCAACAAGCTTGACCCTGGCACGTACCCAGTGCGGCTCACCGTCACGCTCGAAGGCGAACTTCGCAAAGGCAACCCAGGCGAAACCGAGAGCCGGAACACTTCCGGTGCTGCAGCAATCGTACGATACCTTCTAGACCGTATCAATCAACCTACATACGACCGATTGATCGCTGACCTTGCCGACATCCGTGCGGGCGAGTTTCAGAAGAAAAACGACAAGCCCCGTTTCGCCGATCGCCTCGACGCCGTCATGCCATACCGCAAGTACCCGCGCGCTGGCACCACCAAGTTCGATGGCACATGCATCATCGAAGACGTAATCAACTCGCCCGAACTGACCGACCAGGTCAAGGGCCTTCACCTAGTGAGAGCATCATGACTGACCTTCCAATGAGTTTCCAATGGCAAATGCCTGTCTGGATCGAGACTGCTCACGTCGACATCGAGGTCAACTATTCCTCGGTAGAAATCGAAGTTACTGACTTCGAGGCAGATACATCGGTGACATTCAACCAGGCATTACTCGACGAGTGCCTCGACATGGATGACCTGTACACCCTGCGTCGCATCTGCGTAACGGTGATCGAAGAGCGCGAACACCGCGCACGTGAGGCCGAGTATGCCAACAACCAGTGAACTACGAACCGCAAGCACGCACCTCAAAACTGCTATGGCCCGCCTCATACGCGCAGGCATGTGGCATTCAGACGCACACGAGATTCTCGCGATTGTGTTTCCAAACTACGTGATCCCACCCGACTGGGCCGACGAGTGGTACGACGACGTACGCGGGATGAATGCCCTAGAGCTAATCCCTATCCCCAACTACAAACCCATTTGGTAGCGAGGTACAAAATGCCCTGGAAACATGAGTGGGTCGACCCCGAGGTTGCGTTCCAAGTCGTCGTAACCAAACCAAGCACGCAAACATCCGCAGCTTCGGTCTGGCCCTACGACGTCTACCACGTCTACAAGGACGACAACTACAACGAGCGGCTCAGCTATTGGTACACGCTACACAGCGGATACGACCCCGACGGGACATACACTGCCCAGGACACAACGCACTACCACTTCGACATCCGTGAAGTACCTACGTACAACGAAGACATGCGGCACGTCGACATCCTTGACCTAGCTATCCGATCTGGCCTGTGCACCATCGAGGATTGCTTCATCCACTTCGAACGGGCTCACCCAACACCGGAGACACCACAATGATCACCCCACAAATCGTAGACAACCTAATCGCTTACAAGCGCGCCGTAGTCGACACCACAACAGCGGAGATCCACAACGACTGGGACGAGGTCAACAGCTGTCGAGAAGAAGAGGATATTCGTTTGAGTGGTTTGTTTGCAGTCATTCAGATCGCAATCAACGATGCCGCTTCACAGGGCGCACACTCCCCATTCGCCATCAACGGCGATGTCAACCAACCAGTGAAATTCATCTGCAACAACGGCATGATGACCGAGCCGTCCAACGAACACGGCACCTTCCCTCCCACTCCAACAAAGGACTGACCATGCTTCCTCAACTACACGTTGACCGCATCTTCAACATGCAAATCAGCCAAGCCGATGCTGAACTACTCGACACAGCAATCATGCTGGCTGGTCGGTACTCCCATCTATTCGACATAGTCACTCCCGCTCAATGGGACCGACTCACAGCAATGCAAAAACAACTCGCCCAACTCGCCGGATGGCAGGAGCAATAATGCAACCTCACAACCCCACACCAATCGCCGCACCTCGACTCAACACCGAACTCAACCGTGCTCGCGTGGCACCCATGCCACAACTCAAGTCGCAGCAGATCTGCACTATCGGCGCACCCGATGCTTACCGCACCGATTACCGGACGGTCTGCGAGATCCCCGTACCTGAAACAACGTACCACCCCAAGTCGGGCAATGCGCAATATCAACCGGTGCCGTATGCTTCGTTCATCAACGGTGCTCGTGACGCAATGGCAAACATGCTCAACGCTGATCCAGTATTCGAGACATACGCCCTGAACAAAGCCGGCTCTCAACTCTTCGGTATGATCGGCTTCGGTTCCGGACTCACAGGCCAGGCGATCACCGTTGCACTTCGTTCCAGCTACGACAAGACAATCGCCAACCAGGTGGCCATCGGTAGTGCACCATTCATCTGCGCCAACGGTTGCTTCTCTGGCGAGCACATGATCAGTGCCAAGCACACAACGAACGTGTTCCCAACACTTGGTCGCATGCTCGGTGAAATCTGCGACACGGCAGTCACCCCTGTCCTAGAGCGCATCCGCATGGTCGATGGCTGGAAAGAGATCCCTGTCCAGAATGACCTGTTCGGTGCATACATGGGAGTCCTATTCAGTCGTGGCCTGGTCAAGCCACAAGAGTTCACTGCAGCTTTCCGTTACTGGAACGCTTGCCACGACGGTGACTTGCACGCCGAGCACGGTACCAATGACCTATTCAGTGCGTACCAAGCAGTCACCGCAGCAGGTCAACGAACTGCACCCCGTAATGCATTCCGTCACTTCGCCGGTATCGACCATGCGACCAAGGCCATCGCCGAGGCCGGTGGCTCCGTGACTGATGCTTACATCCCAGCATTCGACCTACAGATTCGTGAGTACGTCGACGTTGGCGAAGCCAAGTAACACTTCTGGTTCGCACGGTTCCAGTCCCAATACCGTGCACCAAACAAGCCATTACGTGCCTATCCATTTCAGGCCTCACCTTCTCAAACCAAACGGTGCCTCATGGAAGACAAATACATATACATTGCAAGCCTAATCCGGAAAGTCGATATCGAAGTCGAGTGCGAGTACAACAAGACGCACGACACCGTAGAAATCATTCGCGCGTACGACCCGATAACTGACGCAACCGTAGAACTAGAGGACAACGAAATCAACTATTGTCGCGGTGAAGCATGTGACGAATGGCTTGACTCTCTACGCGCGGACGTAGCCGACCACCAAATCAAAACACGAAAGGAAGATCGAGGTGATTGATGAAAAACGATGCAGCAAACCGAATCAAGTTGGCTGAGGCCATTTGGGAAACACTCAGTCTCGACGACTTGCATGAGCGGTTCATTTTTCAATCTGTTCGACGATACGAAGCGCACCCCGATGCCTTTGAAGAAGATGCAGAATGGATGGACCTTGACGACGGAGGGAGTGATTGATGCGTGTTGAAGTCTACTGGAACCTACACAAAAAGTGCTACAGCGTACGCCACAAGGGCAGGGTGATCGACCACGTTCCATACGTGGTGCTGCGCGACGTGCAATGGGTTGTGCAACCTGCTGGCCGACAACGTGTGCTGCGTGAGCGCAAAAAGAACGTACACGCTTTTGCGCGCGGCACCTGGCTACGCGGCAATGATGAGCTTGACCTGAGCAACCGCAAGCTTGGCCTGACAAAACGACAGCCCGTGAAGTACAACCCATACCACCACAGGTCGTTCGTACTGCGCCAGGCTGAAGACATCAACATCAACCACAGCGACTACGCGACACTGGGCTCTACTTACTACGTGACCGACGACACCTACAGACCAAACGCTTTCATCTACAACTTCCACAAACCTCAGGCCCGCGACACCGACTGGCATCGATACGACCAAGGGCCAAGGAGCTGACATGTCAATGCTATGGCGCCCAACATCGGGCAACCGCAAGACCGGCAATATACCGCAGGGGTATGTCGGCGAAACCAAAGCCGAAACCGAGGCTTCTTGCGCAGGATGCAAGTGGCGGCGTAAAGACCCAGAGACTGGCACAGGAGGTGGTTGCTACTACTGGCAGGGACAAACCCAGGGCGCGCACGAGTCTATGCGCCGTCGCTCCGAACAACACCCCGAAGAATACACACTCGAATACGCATTAGACAACGCGCGCCGTGCCGCCAGATACATTCGCGCAGCGGTGGGAGGTGACCCAAACATCTTCAAGCGAGCTGAGGTTTTGTCATGGCACAAGCAAGCTCGCAAAGCAGGCATGAAGGGCATGCTCATCTACAACCACTTCTTCGAAACCAAAGGCAAACACCTGCTCGGTTTGACAATGGCGTCTTGCGACACTCTCGCTCAGGCCGACGCTGCGGTCAACTCAGGTTGGCGTGCTGCCGTAACTATCACTTCTCACAAAGCCCCAGGATCAAACAAACCACAACTTCGCAACACACCAGAGTGGAGCGGCGAACAGTACACAACCCCGGAAGGCCGTGAAGTAGTACTATGCCCAGCACAGGTAGGACGACGCGACTGCAATACATGTGGACTCTGCGATCCGCTATCACACGCCCGAGTACCAATCATCGGGTTCCTTCAACATTGAGAGCGCATGCCAACAGAGCCAACCCTAACCATCGTACCCAAAGAACTAGACGACATACTTCGCATGATTCACATTCTTCTCGAACCTGACGAAGCTGGTCCTGGTTTCTACCTACAACCTGACACCGACGAGGACGCCAATGTACACAATGACTGACTTCGTATTCGCGTTCCTATGGCTGCTAGCCTTCTGGCACGGCTGCGCATACCTCGTCGACTAACCTGGGGCTTCGGCCCCTTTTTTTATCAACCTTCGAGCAGACCGCTTCTTTTTGTCGGCATCGCACTGGTATGCCGCTCTGTCTCCAAAGCGGGGGGTCACCCCGCATGGGCACCGGGATTTTTCGATCCGGAGGATTCACCGCATGGGCACAGGGATTTTTCGTTCTACTCGGCCTCAATGGCCATATCCGCTGCGTTTCTGTCAACGCAGTAGCACCGCGTTGGCGCACCATCGACACGCACGACACGACTGCGCGCTTTCTGCCTGCCCCCACTAAGCTTCAGCCACTCTCGATCTTTCCATCTCGAAATGATCTCATCAGGCTCATGCCCAAGTTCACGCATGAGGTTGTTGAACGCTGTAGTCGTAACGGCAATCCTGTCCCAATCTTCACGCTGATCCCAGGCTCCGACCCAGCCTTGGCTCGGTGCTTTGGTGTTGCCCTCTCGATCACGCTCACCTCGGCCCCAGAACCTTTTCTGATTCACAGCGCACCAGGTAAGGAAGTCTTGCAGCGCAGCCAGCGGCCTGTCAGCATCGTGGCCTGCATGTTCCTGGGACTCCAGCAAACACGTGAAGGGATCGACGCGCGGATGCGGCACCCCCAAACTGTGCACAATACTCGCTGTGACTTCGAGCACAGCAAGGTGCCCGGCGTGTCGGCGTGCCACTGCTGAACCTGCGATCTCAGAGTACTTCTGCCGCGCGACCTGGAACACACTACGAATATCACCGTGCCTCTCTGTGTTGGCTACGAGGTACTCCACGACCTTCCGCCCCAGGTGCCCGTAAGTCCTTGCCAGTATCGCCTGAGCCTCTTCACTTGCAGTTGAGCCCACGACGACGTCGTCTCCCAACGGCTTGCCCTTCAACGACAGGACGCGTGCTCTGGTTCCTGCGTCCTGCGAGAACGAAGTGGCCGCACCTTCACCGCTACTGATCAAGATCGAACGCCACGACTCTGTATGCCTTGTGCCGTCGACTGAGCCTCTACCCCTACCCTGGCCCTGGCAGAAGTCATAGATGACATCACGCACGATTCTGGTGTGCCTTGCGCGCTTTGTCTCGTCCAGGATGAGAGGCAGATTCTTGAGGAACCCACTCGTCCTCTCGATCCACACCTTAGTTGCATCCCAAGAGTACATGGCTGTCGGGTAGGACTCTGCCGGTCGACCCCAGACTGATGCTGCAAATCGTAAGGCTGTGGTCTTTCCACCACTCGTTTCACCGCTGAAGTCGAGCACGAATCCAGGAATGCGCAAAACCTCAAGGAGAGGAGCCGCAGCACTGGCGTAAGCTGCGATGTACATGTAGGGGAAGTCCTGCACCAGCCGCATCGCATCAAGCCATTCGTTCCAGGTGCCCTTCGTTTTCCAACCACCCGCTAGAGTTTCCAGGCCAGTGGGTGGCGTAAGTGAAAAGTCACGGTTCGCGTTAGCGCTGTTCGAGTAAAAGGCATCCGGCAGCAGGAAACCTCCATCAGGCTGCCAGCCCATCGACGAGGCTGACTGTACTACAGGGAATCGTGCTGCGTTCTCAGCGTCGAACTCTGACAAGTAGGACACCATATGCAGTGTGTTGTTTGTGCTGACTGGTGCGTCCCAGTTTGAAAGCGTGATGATCTTTGACGTGTCAACAATTGTACGTCTTTCGACTACACGAGAGCGCCAGCCACTAGCACCTCGCCAAACCAGCAGACGCTTGGTCTCGCCCGTGAGGACATCGACTGTACGCCCCGCAATAAAGATTGGTGCGAGGGCAATGCGTGTACGCGAGATGGAGCCATCGGGCTGACCGGCCAAACGATAGACTCCGTTAAAATCTATTTCGAATCCACGCGGTGCCCTGAGTGTGGCCAGGACTTGACGTGTCACTATGCTTGGTGGTGGAGCGCCACCATCCAGCATGATGTCGATCGTCGGTAGCTCACCCAGTTGCTCCTCGATCTCTGCGAGGATCTCCTCTGAGCGTCGACGCCTCACCTCGTTCGCGAGGTTCTCGATGGTTCTACGATACTGACGTGCTCTCTGCACTTGCCTCGGCACCATCTCAATCATGGTGAGGTTTGTGAGCATCTGTGTCTCGTCAGCGAGCCACGCCTCAACCATCATGTTGATTACATCGGGATCTTGTACTGACTCCCAAGCTGCTCGGTGTTCGGGTCGACCACCCTCACTCAACCGATCAATCAGATTACGGATTACCTCTGAACTACGTTCAACAACAGAGGCTTGACCGCCCTCGTCATTTTGGCTCTCAGGGCTCTCCATCCCCACTGTGCCATCAACTTCCATTATCACCACCTGCTTTTATTACGCTTTCAAACCCGACAATGAGCCACGCGCGAGTCGCCTCGACGTAACTCAACCAAGCAAAATCCTGCCCGACGAGACCAGACTATCGAGTTTCATTACACCGTGTCAAACCACAAACTGTAACATCCTGTTATACTTACCAAGCTGACAAGGAGGTCTCATGCCAGCCGCGAAAAAGAGTGCGAGCACAACCGCTGCACCGAAGAAAAAAACTGCGCCTAAAAAGGCTGCACCGAAGAAGACAGCAGCGAAGAAAGCCGAACCTAAGAAGGCACCTGCCAAGAAGCCTGCGGCGCCAAAAGTAAACGCTCCTCCTGCTTTCAAGCCCAAGTCCGTACACCTACTGACAAGTGCGGGCGAGTACACCCTCAGATTCGACACGGAAGCGTCCTTCAATGAAGCGATGCAAATCATTGAGAGTGCCCCGAGTGAGTCTGGTGGTCGACGTTACGTTCCGCAACGAACGGTTGTGTGCGCAGGAAAGCCATATCGATTTACGCTGGTCCTCAAGTACCAAGTTCAAGACGCTTAGTACTTGTGTTCCCAGCCAGTCTGTAGGTCCTCTACAGAAAGCTCCACAGTACTGAAAGTCATTGAGCAACACTCACACCTGCGTCGGCGGTACACCCATTCCTGAGTGTACCGACCGACGTATTCTTTAAGTGTGACAAAGTTCTTTGAGACGTTCACAGAGTCGGAAGGTCTTGAGTCAATCACTCGTGTCTTATTTCCACACTTGAAACAATACATTTCACGGTGCGGGCGGAAGATTGATGGGAAGAATGTTGTCGACCTTTCGTATCTCAAACCCTCCATCAGAGAGAATGTTGACTGTGTTCGGCTCCACATTGTTCTCAATGAGATGAGCCGCAGTCTCCTTTGTCATGGTGAGAATGTCAGACATACTGAACCCGCGCTCTTCAAGCTTACGAGCACTACGACTAATGACGCTCAACCCACCTTCATTGCGTACCTTCTTACGGGTTGTCTTCTTACGCTTCGGCGGCTCAGCCTTTGGCTCAGGCTCTTCCTCTGACGCGTTCCATCCTTGACTGACCTTGTCCATATCGATGATCGTCCAACCCTTCGGTGGGCGTCCCATCGGACGTACGGTGCTCGCGATAATTACCTGACCCTCAAAGTTTAGGAAACCCTTCATGACTGCGGACAATGTCCGAGTATCCCAGGCCCTATCGTAAGGAACCAAGATCGCAGGCTTGTCGTTACCGAGCTTCGAGGCAACCGCCATACTCACTGCGGTGATTACAGTAGCCCACTCAGCACCAGACAAAGCACAGTGCAGACGCCCGTCACGCTCGAACCCCATACGGAATACTTCGCGATCTCCCTCCATGAGTTCAATCTTGAAGACCCAGTGCTCAGGCAAAAACTTCTGCACAAGCTGCGTGAACGTTCGTGTTTGGTCCGCGAGCAGATGACCAACCGCAGTCTCGCAAGCGTTGCGAAGATCCTTGTAGCTATGCTGATCTCTTGCAAGCTCGTTCACACGCGTCGACGCATGTGTCAGGTCATTCCATCGATTGAGAACAGTCTCCATCTTGCTGAGCGCATTCATCGCGACTTCCAGCCTTGACTGAGCTTCATTGACAGGAATGGCACGACCGTCCTTCGCACGCACCTCAGTGCCATGCACTCTAGCGATCTCTGCTTGTATTGCGCCCAAGCTTTGATTTGCCGAATCAATCAACTTATCAATCCCCACGATCTTCTCTAGCACTGACTTCGACTGCGTCTCCCATTGGCTGAGTTGATCTTGGTAGAACGTCTGACATGCTTGCAGGTGTGCAAGTCCCACCTGGCTACTACAGACCGGGCATTGGTCCATGCTGTGCTTTACAGCGACATCCACAATCGCGATAGCCGAGTCAACGTTCTCACCCTTCTGCGGTAGTTGAGTGAGCAATTCTTTCTTCTGGTGCTCCAACGTCATGAGATTCTTTTCCCATGCGTTGATCTGCTCCGCCAATCGATCCAACTCAGACTGCTTCTCAGCCTGAGTCATGCCGGTATTCGCCGCTCGGATAGACGCGTCTAAGATCTCACGAGCTTCCGCAACAGCAAACCTCATACGCTGCATAGTTTCGTCAGTAGGCTTTGCGTCAATCGTATCACCGATGTTCTCGATGATAAGTTCTGCGCCCTTGATCTCCTTTGCAATCTCACGGGACCGAGAGTTTGAGTAGTTCAATACCTCGACGAGAGTCTTTGTTTCACTCAGGTTCCGACCTCGGTGTTCCGCGATGTCGTTGTACTTCCCATGCAGTTCATCTGGAATACACGTAAGAATGTGCTGTCGTTGCACGTCACTACTCGACCACTCCAGGAATGCCTTGCGCGCCGTTGTTGCTGAGCCCGAGAGCGCTGCAGCGACCGACCGATGGACAAGACTCTCTGGGCCTGGCCCATCATGTTGAGGGCGCTTGACCTTGCCCTCCTCTCTACGCGCGTTGTAGTTAGCCACGCTACCGTCACTAAGCTTTGCCGTAACCCCAAGCTCATCTCCTGGTGCCAGTGTGAGTAGCAGAGCAGCGTCAGAAACAATGCTCCTACCAACGATGTCATCTGCTGAGCCTGAGATAGCCAGCTCAACAGCTTGTACGATTGTACTTTTGTGGCTTGTGTTTGAACCCACAAGCAAGGTCTTTGGACCCAAGTCGATACTCCATGCATCTCCGTTGGGTCGAGGTGACTTCAAGTTACTGAAGACGTGCTCAACGTATGGTCGCGTAGACATAGAACCTCCTAGTTACGCTTAGTTTTTCTGAGTGTATAAAAGTGTTACCAGTGTGTCAACACTTAAAGTCTAACCGTGCCCAGGAAAGGTAGTCGTCATCCGGCAACACCTCTACATTTTCGATCTGGTTAAACTTATTTTCTGCTGGACACCAACAATAAACGTGCTTTCCCGCAGACATGAAGCCCTGCACAATCTGTGCTGTAGCTTTTCCTACAGTGCGTACCGTGTCATCCGAATACATGGGCACGATCACACCGTGAAACATGGGAGCACCTGTAAAGTCTTTCCCATGCGGTACGTCATGGCACCAGGCTTTCCACCCGCCAAGAGCCGCACTTCGTGTTTGGTAATCGTCTCGACCAGAGATCACCTTGGTTTGCCAACCATCAAGTACAAGAGACCTTGCGATCTGTGTACACCATTGCTCGATATCTCCTGGTGCATCCTGCTTCGAATGCGCCAAGAACCACTTAGACGTTTCCATTTCTCTCCTATATGTCTTTGAGGCTGCGTCCGACTTCAGCCTCAGCGGTCATCTTAACATCCCACCCTGGGATAGTCACAGTCATTGCTTCCTCTACGACCCGTCTGGCTTCTTCCAGCTTGGGCGGCAGGGGCTCACCTTTCACCGGTTTCCAGTCCGGCGGCAACCCCTCAGGCAAAGGAATCTCTACTCCGATTGAATCATGGCATTGGTGAATCATCCCGGTGCCCTGACCTGCGTAATCAAAGGGGAACGCACCAATCACGGCTTGCTCTGCCAGCCTCATGATTGAGGACTCTGCTGCAAGGATTGGGAAGTTCACCACCTCATTCTTTTTGCCGTCTGACAACGGACCTGATCTACGGCCAAAGACCGGCTCCTCCATAAAGCCCTGTTGGCTGTACTGCCCGAGCATTTGATTCCAGGCGTCGAGCCATTCCGGCTCTGCCTTCAACCACTTGTTGTGGAAGTGGCGAACTTCTCGAGGTTCAAATTTCAGGTACGGCATCTTACCGTCGTCAGTCTCTGTACTCGTCAGAACCTGCCATACCGTCATCGGATCTGCCCAGTAGATCGATGCATACCGAAACGTCTTCATGACATCGCGCATAGCCTTGGCTTCTCCACCAGTAGGCTTACGGCTCAAGCTAAAACCATCAGGTCCCCAACCGCTAGCGTTCTTGAAGTCACTACCGAACACGTCATAGGCCAGAAGGTTGTGCGGATCTTTACCGGTCGCGAAGCACTCAAGCAAACGCGGGATCTGCCAGTAGCAGGCAGTGATTCTCAGATGCGCCTGATCAAGATCTGCACCAACAAAAATCCGACCAGGAGGCGCACTAAAGATAGACTTCAGTCTTCCTTGTCCCTTTCGGTTGCCAATGTTCTGAAGGTTTGGTCCAGAGCTTGATAGCCGACCGACGCTTGTTACGTGTGCATTCCATGTTGAGCGAACACGCCCATCTTCATGGACCAACCCCTTCTTTGGGTCCTGCGACCGACGTCGTAAGGGCACGAGTACTGTGCCAAGGATCTTGTTCTTCTCTCTCCTGTAAAGCCGAAGCTCCTTCAGAAATGATTCTTGACTACTGCTCAACTGACCTGATGCGAGGTGCCCGCGTATTACAGCATCGCCTGTACCTGGAGCGCCTGTTTCCGTATAAAACTCATTCGTCGACATCGAAGCAGGAATCCCAAGGTTCCAGTCATCGTACAGAAGCTTCCGAATCTGATCGACACTGCCAGGATTGAAATCACTGTTGACGTATTTCTGAAGCGCCTTGTAGCGCTTCTTCACTGAAATCTCGTACTCACACTCCAGTGATCCACGCAACTCTTGGTCGATCCACACACCCGACTTGTGCATGCCAACACACATCTCTTGTGTCGCGTGGTCGACTTCATTCAGATTCCATAAACGGTTTGCTGACCAGGAGTCCGGCTTGAGCCCTTCAGATATTGGCCTGAAGGCTCCCATCTCGGTGGCCGCATCAATCAACGGCACAGTGATTCTAGCGTTCACCACGGTATCAATGATGTTGTACCGCAGAAGCTCCTCGTCATCCTGACTGCCCGTTGAGATCTTCGTGCCTTTCTCCGTGGTCTCCCACCGCTCGACATCAGTCAGCACTGACCCGATTGTCTTCAAGCCCTTAGGCAAGTCTGGCGACCGAAATCGAGCATGAAAGAGTGTGTCCACCAGGGGCTCCGGTGTGACGCCAAGCTGAGTCTCGACGACCATACGATCGTAGTAGCCTGCATTGTGACCGACCCAGACACGTCCATCAGTAAAGGCCCTACGTAAGATGTCGACAATCTGACGCTCTTGCTCTTGAGGGTAAATACGTGTGACCCCATCAGTGGAGAGCAAGCCAACACCAACCGCTCGGCAATTCTGTGCAGGCTTAGTGCGTGCAGCCTTCCCGTTCTCATCCAGGTCTGGGATTGCAATCGCAACGGTACGCAGCGCGCACTCTAGAGGTTCGATGCCGTCAGTCTCGACGTCGTACACCCAGAAAGGTGCAGGCTGCGCGAGAAACTCTTCCAGCGCCTCAGGAGAAGGGTTCATCAATGAGTCAGGTTCGGTCCATCGCAAGTTGTCGTTGAACCAGCGCATAGCCTTCGAGATGTCTGCCTCGATAACTGGTCGCCAGTTTGGCGCTCTCGTTACGTAGTGCGGACTAAATGTCGCCAGCATTTTCTTGTTCGTGGGCTCAAGACTCCAGATCCACTCATCGTCGATGTACATGGGGCCGCCACGTAGTCCGTGGATGCTACCGGATTGACCTGACAGTACACGAGTAGCAGTCTTACCCATCGCTATGAAGTTGTTGTAGTTGCCCAACACGCTCATGAGGCGTGGTCGACAACAGTCAATCGGGTGAGGAAGCGGGTCTTTGTTCTGCGCCACGCGCCTCTTGTTTAATCTATCGAGTGATTTTTCCATTCGGTTCCATGCGCCCCCCTCTTTTCCGGGAGGCTTGCATGCGATCACATTCTCAAGGTCGACATGAGAACGGTTCAGCCCTGCTGTAGCGAGAAACCTTGACCACTCCGATGCGGCAGACCCCATGATGGGCCTACCCGAACGAACGTCCTCAGCACGAGGAGCTTCACCCAAGGCCAGTATCTTTGCCCCCGGATGGAACTCTCCCGTGACGGGACGCCATTCATCTTTCTGCAGTGCTCCGTTAGGTCCGAGAGGACACTCATCGCAACGGGCACCACATTGTTTTGGATCTTTACTTGTGGTCATCACACAACGACGAGCTTGTCCATGACCTCGTCGTAGGAGCCCAACACCCTCACGTTTTTCATCATCAACCCGTCATGGGTTTTTGTCGAAAGAACAATGATGGTGTTCGGCGCATGAACGCCAACCTGACCTTCACTAACTTGATCGCCTGGATAGACGTACACGATGTGATCGTCATTGATGCTGATAGGGCTAGACTGCCCCCCGCCGATTGTTTTGAATTCGTGAAACATATTATCTCCATGTAAAAGTTGAGGCATCTATTCGACCACCCACATGCCTCCCTGCTGGGCCCTAAGGGGAAACAGGAATCCCCTTGGTCTACGACTTAGCTAACGATACCCTGCGCCGTGGTAGCGGGAGGTGGCAATGATACCCCCGCAGCGGGAACTGGAGCCCCATTCGTCACAGCGGGCTTCGCTGCAGTCGTCGGTGCAGCCTTGGCCGCTCCCTTCATGGCATCAAACTGAGCCTTCGTCAGCCACTTGCCAATCTCGTTGTATGATCCCTGAACACCCTTCTGACCGGGAATGAACTCGATGTGAGCCTTACGACCACCGTTTTGGGCGGTCAAGAACCAGTTCGTGTTGATCTCGGCAGCGCCTTCGATATCAGCCGCCGAGTACCCCAGTGACTCAAGGATAGAGCGCAGCACAGCCATGCGGCCCCGCAGTTGCTTATCGGTCAAGTCAGTGAGCATTGCTCCTGTGTCGTCGAACGGAACACTCAAGAACGAAAACATCTTGAATCCGTTCTCAAACTGAACGTGCACTCGACGAGTGGTGGGCTTGTCGGTGGGTGCCCGCTCGACGTTTACGATGCTGACTTGATAAAAGCCTGCTTCGGGTACAGATGAACCAAGGGCGCTGATCCCCTGAAATGCGTTGCCAGATACTTTGATAGCCATGATGGCTCCTTATTGTTGGATTTACTTTGTTGGTGGTGGTGGTGGTAAGCTCGGAGACGATGCAGAAGTCTGCTTTGCCTCCGAGAAGTCGAAAAGCGATTGCTTGCTTTGAGTTGTGAGTATACCTCGAGCGATACCATCCTGGCAAGCCCATCGCAGGTGTAGGTTGTTATCATTACGCCCTGACACCGCTGACTGAATCGCTTCCTGTACAGGCATTCCGCTAACGATTGCATCGGCCACAAGCTGAGCAACATCATCCTGCCATTCCAGACCGGCAAGTCTGCTGAGGTTGTAGTTGCTCTCCCCCGCACGCAGAATCTCTCGGATATTACCCGGAGTCTTAGCGGAGCAGACACCCGTACGATCTCCAGTCACCCACTCTGGGTTGGTAGGATCGCAGTAGTACACACTCGGAAACCATGGGTCTGGGTACGTCGGATCAATCATTGATCGAACACTGATGTCGCACCACGACGGCAACGTCTCAACTTGATTACGGGAAGGCACATCGGGCCCGCCAGGGCAGAACCGACCGTCAGCGTTTGTACCAGGTAGCCTCTCGTGAAAGTTCATGAGAAGGTGAACGCCTAAGTAGCGTGACGTATGTGCGATCTCCAACAAGTATTGATTCAACTGTTGGTACGGGTAGAACTTATCTTTCTTGCCGCTACGTCCCGTCGGCGCTGCATCTTGCCACTCCAGCATAGAGCGCTGGCAAAGGTGACTTGTGTCATCGACAACGACGGCGTCATAGTCTCCCTTATCACGAAGCTCAGCAAAGCTTTTGAGCATGCTTACAAGCTCAGGCAGGTTCTTGGGTGAGTCCGCATGAACGGATGGAGTAAACCCAAGTTCGTTCTGCGCGACTAAAGTGATCGCTGACGGTACACCCAGGAACAATGCCCGTGGGAAAGCTGCCAACGCATCACTGGTTTTCTTCTGCTTTGGCTTCCCATAGACGGTAACCATCACATTCGGTGGTGTTTCACTACTCATGATCTCTCCTAAATTGTTTTCGCTGCTTCTCCGTAAAAGCAGAATTTAATACCTGGACACGCTCCGTACCGTCCGATGCACGAAGTCTCGTGTTGTACCTTGGGCCAATCCCAAAAGGTTGGTGAGTCTACCTCAAGTCGCGCTAATCGGTGCTCCTCCCTCCAGAGCATATGCGCAAAATGAGCATCTCTATGCGGGGTAGCAGGAACCATGGGACGTGCCACACGCCAAGGCTCCTGTGTTTGAATCAAGTTCAGTCCGAGTCCACCGAAGTTGGACCCATACATCTGCCTACCCATAATACGAAAGGCTGCGAAGCCGCCATCAATTGCGTAACCATCAACACTTTTGTTCGCCTGTACACGAGCCTGATGCTTGTGATCCCAGATGAAAGTGCGTCCACCTCGTTCCTTGGTCACCATGTCGAGTCGGCGTGTAAGTACCAAAGCTGCGCCGGAATCGGGATGCCCCGGACAGTTCAGCGGTGTAGGTTGAATGATTCCTCCGTCCCACGCTTTGACTTTCACAGCACGACGGTTGAAATCGGCATCGTCAAGATGCACAACCCAAAGACCCCACTCATTATCCTTGTTCCCCAGCACAGCAGTCACGGGGTACTCAACTTTGATAACATTCCCTGGAGGTTCCGGATGTCGCGCCATGTACCGCCTAAACGTTTCAAGCATGCGCTCCAGGTGCTCATGCCCACCATTGGTGTCGCACCACATCTCTACGGCTGTTTCCGGATCCAAAAAGACACTGGGGTCATCGTGCCATGTCTCATCAACCCAGACACCCTCATCAGAGGATGCCCCCCAGATGGCATGTTGATGCGCCTGGAGGATGTGTCCCATGCTGCCACGAGTCAAAGCATGGGCAGGAATCATGGTCAGGTTGAGTCGTTGCCCGTAGGCAAACAACTGGGGGCAACGAGAGAAGGTTCCGATACGTGACCACCCACGCGATGACCGACCAGCGTCGATAAGGATCTTTCTCATCTGGCCGCCTTTAGATTATTGGTGTGCCAACGATGCTCTGCCTTGCGCGCAAGCACCCACATTCGTTGCTTCTGGGCTTCCTTCATTACCCTTCGCGGCTCTACCCCCTCGGCTTCTAGCTTCGCCCAGGGGATTGTCTTGCGGTGAAAGCGCTCGTCACTCAGATCCATCATGCTACCTCCAGCTTGCTGATAATGCTGCTTACAAGTGCGTCTTCGTCTTCCATGCCGAGAAGCTTGTCGCCTAGACCATCAAGCTCATCCGCCTTCAAGAAAGTCTCGATGGGCCCAAACTTGTCGACCAAGATCTGAACCACACGCTCATCGTACGTGCCCTGCGCAACCACGACCTTGAGTAGTGTGGGACTGCCGCCCAGGCGGTCGAACCGACCCTTCCACTGTAGGAAGTCACCAGGCTTCCACGGCAGCATGGCAAAGATGGCGAGGTTCGCAGTCTGCATACCATCGACGCCTGTTCCGACGCTCTGCCCGGTCGCTACCAGGCAACATGCTTTATCACTCTGCCGGAACGCATCGACCATCTCGTCGCGCTCGGTTTCGGACACACCACCGTGTGCCATCCACACAGGCACGTCCTTCTGGGCCTCGTCGCCCTTGCTCAGTTGTTGACGCAACTGGTGAGCCCACAACTCCGTCTCTCTGCGCCGAGCGGTGAAGATCACCACCTTGCCTCCGCCCTTGAGACCTTCAATAGCCTCTTCGATGACGTACTTGCGCTTGCGACTGCACGCTTCCGCAAGTCGAGCCTCGACGACACGCTCACGACCTTCGGGCCTGTTTCCAGCCTCCTTGTTCATTTGACGTACGGCTTGGGTAAATGTCTGATCGTCACTAAACCTGTCGGCGCGATTCAACTCAGTGTTCGTTAAGTAGTCAACCTGGACTCGCGTGCTGGGTAAGCTGGAGTGAGACTCACTATAAGGAACCTCATGAACCATGAAGCTACACCGAGCCTTGAGTTCCTCAATGTGAGACGAGCCTGAGTCATCCAATCCGCCATATGTGCCAGGTCTTGCAGCACAGTAGCGATGAGCAAAGTTCGAGTAGCTGTGAGAGAACCCACCAGGAGCGAGTAGATCAAGCTGACTCCACAGTCGACGAGGTCGCCCATCATCAAGAGGAGTTGCTGTGAGGCCCATGCGGAGACGGACGCTCTTGATTCGCGATACTTCCATCACAGCGACGGCTCGTGCGTGACGGTTCACCTGTGAGTTTGGGTTCCTACTGGCAGAGGTCTTTCGCTTTTCAAAGCGCACAGTACCATCAACATTGTGTACAGCCCGCCAACGCTTACTGTTACCGTGCGTATGAATCTCATCGAAGATCAAGATTGACGGTTGAATCTGTTGAATCAACTTTACGTTGTCGGCAATGGACTCTGCTCCGACGATGACAAACTTTCGCTGACCCTTTTCGCGGCACATGTGCGCGTAGTCCTCGAACGTCTGATCTTTTTTGCGGACTTCAGCCTGTGGCTTCACCCGGAACGGAACAACGTTGGAGTACTCTTGTACCTGACTCCACCAAACGTGGCGAGCTTTGGCTGGGCAGACGACAACAACGTCGCCGTCGCGACATAAGGCAGCCATAATAGCCCCAAGCGTCTTTCCTGAGCCGCAGGACCACACATTCATGGCATATGGGCGGGTGTTAGCCCACGCTGCGCCCATAAGTTGGTAGGGCGTAGCAATATCCGAGACATGACCCTTGATTTGCCGCGACATGATGGCGTTGCGTAGCAAATCTCGCCCTTTAGCCTCGAGTTTTTGTCGATCGTCCGGTTTATTAGACCAAGGAGTGACGATCTCGTGCATCGTAGCCCTGCACCAGAAGTGAACGTTGGACGAACGCAAGATTGACTCGAACAACCACGCCGCATGTAGCGGTGCTTTGACGAGCCACTCGTCTCGCTCGCCTAAATACTCTGGATTGGCGTTCTTAAGTCGCACTCGCCGCGTATCGAACGAGTTCACGTACACCATGCATCCAGGTATCAAAGCTTCTACCTGGCTCATGATATCGATGTCTGACTTGAAGGTTCTAAATTCGTATTCGAGAGTTGGTTGGTCGTTCATCTGGACCTCTTTGGGTGCAGACTATAGGATCCTTACCACTACGTCAATGACAAAGTTTGATTTATCTTCAGTATCGTGCTACCGTAACGGTTAAGGGAGCAATCATGGCGACTGTAGAATCTAATCAATTTTCCAAGACGATCGCAAAGTATCGTGACGCCCGTAATTGGAGTCAAGCAGACCTTGCTCGAGAGTCTGGTTTAACTCAAGCTGAGATAAGTCGAGTAGAGTCGGGACAAAGATTGCCGACGATGCGCATTGTGAAAGGGTTATCTGAAGCATTTTCATCTTCAACAAAGAAATCGTTCAACGAGCCGGTTCGGTACGAAGCGTGGATTGCCTTATTGGTAGATCTAGGTGAGCGTGTCAGAGTTGATGCACGCAGCGGTCCTGGTCGATGGACTAAACGCTAAAAGCAAATTTGGTGATGCGATTGAGAACTCATCTGGATAACGCTAATCTTGCTGTGATTAATGGTGCCCAACTAATAATGGCCCTCGAAGATCTTGGGTACGATGATGTAACGGTCGATACCGTCGACGGTGGATTTGCATTACTCATAGGTGGTGTCAGAATCGCTATAGGTCTCGGCAACGATCCAATGGAGGCATCCGAAGACCTCCTCGATCGCACAGCAGATCTGTTCTATTACAACGTTCCTGAAGCTTGATGGGGTGTAGTTCAATTGGCAGAACGCCTGGTTGTTACCCAGGAAGTTGGTGGTTCAAGTCCATCCGCCCCAGCCTTTGACCTGGAGAGACTATGGCTGATCATTCTTTAGATGACATCGTTCATTCCATTCAGTCTGCTGTTATAGCGGCAACCGACATCGCAGAACGTCATGAACTGGATTCAATCACGAATCAAGAGTTTTGGGAGTTGAAGGTTGATGAGAATGGAGATCCGATCACCGATGACGACGGAAGACACGTATATGCACCTCGTATGGTCGTCATGGAGATCCCAACATGGGAAGATGGAGTACTGGTACACAAAACAGTTCCGGTCCCCCTCCAGTCGCTCACGACGGGCCAAAGCCTGCGTGTGGATACGCTTGAAGTGGAGATGTCTGTCGAGATCTCTGGGCTTACGGCGGACAAGAAGAAGGGCAAGTTGATGGTTCGACCATGCTCGAACACACCTTCTTGGTTTAAAAAAGAGAACAATGCTGCTAAGGTAAAGCTGATCTTCAAGGGCAGCGAGCCCCCAGAAGGTTATGCAAGAATCGACGATCAGCTAATCAAGCTGCTTCCTTAGGCCTGATATGGATGAAACACCTGAAGAGCTGATCCATGAGATGAAGACTCAGGAACGGCGTAGGCTAGCTCAGCAGATAGGTGAGCGAAGGGAGCAGCGTGAGTCTGATGAGTTTCGATCTAAACTTGCGGATGTCATTAAGCCTACGGCTTTAGCTGCTTCAGTGACTCCGTATGACGCGGGTTTGGGTGACTTAGCTTATGCCGCAGGTGAGTTGATTGATCCTGAAGGTGACCCTGAAATGGC